GGTGGTGGCTCGCGCCGCGACCCAGATGCTGTTCGGGAAGCGCAGCTCCTTCTTGGTCGGCTCGAAGGCGAAGTTCTTCTGGAAGTACGGGCTCGCTTTGATTTTCGAGGCGATGTTCTCGAACGCCACCTTGGTCGCCAGTTGCTCGTTCACCGAGAGGCACACCAGCGAGATGTTCGTGTCCTTGGCGATACCGAGGGTCTTGTACGGGTCATGGAGGCAGGAAAGCTCGTAGAGCACCCGGCACACACCGACCGAGGCGGCAAACGTCTTTCCCCAGCCGATGGAGCCCGTGAAGATGGACTCGTGGTAGCCGCCGGAGAACAGCTCGATGAGGTCTTCGAGGAGCTTCGGGTAGATGTTCTCGCAGGTGTTCCCGAGGTAGTAGGGGTCCTTGACGAACTGCTCCATCGAGACCGGCTTGGTGCGGTACTCGGACTCCGCCAGCGCGTTGAAGAGTCCCCCGGTGTTCCCAGTCCGAAGCTCGGCGAGGAGGATTTCGAGAGCGGCGCGCTCCTCTTCAGAGAGCGAACCCATCTCCTTGCGAAGCTGCTCTTCAATCTCCTCGGCGGTACGAACGCTGCGTAGCCGACCGGCGCTCTCGTTGATCACGGACTGTCCTCGGCAGCTTCCTCCACAGGAACTTCGACTTCCGCTTCCACCTCGGGCTCGGTCTCAGGCGCAGACAGAACCTCGGCATCCACCGTGTCCAACGAGCCCCCGCGCCCGTCCGCCAGCGCGAGGAACCGCTCCGCGATGCCCAGCAACTTCCGGCGGGAGTCCGGCGACTCCATCGCCTTGACCACCTTCGCGTCGTACTTCTGCGCCACCTCCGCGACCACCTTCGCCTCGACTTCCATCTTGCCGAGGTTCCGCTGGTTGAGACCGAGGTCCATCTTGAGCTGTGCGATGTCGGAGAGAATCTCCCGCGCGGCGCGCATCTCCTGCGTCATCGACGGCAGCAACTTGCCGATGTTCTTCTCGGTCTTGAGGTCGATTTCGATGCGCTCAAGCTGCTTGCGGTAGAGCGCTTCCATCTCCGCCAGTTCGTCCAAGCCAGCGTCCACCTTCTGAACGGTTTTGTGGAAGAAGTGCGGGAGCTTCTTCACAACCTCCGCCGCCGGAAGCGAGGCGCGGTACTCGTTCAGGATGGTCTCAAGGCTCGCCCTGCCAACGTCGGTGTACTCGCTGCAATCCCTCTGGATGTAGTCCGCGACTTGGCTGACCGCCCAGCCGTCCAGCAACCGCTGATGAACCACCTCGAAGCACTTGAGAGAGCGCAGCCGAAGGAACCGGGTCTCCCGTGAAACCGGACGGATACGGTTCTTGCGCGCGCGCGGAGCAGCCGACGATGCCATGCGTCTATGGTACGCACGGCTTTCGGGACTGTCCAACGGACTGGGACCATGTGGTCCCGTCCGAGGATCACGCCTTGTCCGCCCAGCTCGCAACTCCGGACTCCGCCTCGCACTTCGTCGGCACCTTCTTCATCATCGGAGCCATCCCCTCAACCATGCCGGACTCCAGAGCTTTCCCCACGGCTTCGGCGAACTCAGGACCGTCATCCGCGTGCTCACCGACGATTTCGTCGTGGACCATGTGGCACATGCCGACCTTCGCGCCGCGCTCCAGCAACACCTTCCCGCCGGAGAGCGCCTTGAACTTCTTGTAGACGATGGGGAGGCTGTTCTTGAGCCCGTCCGCGCCGGAGCCCTGCACTGGGGTGTTGAAGAACTCGTTGTGCGCGGTCTCCGGGTCAAGGAACCGGCGACGCCCCCAGATGGTGCGCGCCTGCTTGGTGCGCTGCGCCTCTCGAATCACGAACTGATGCCACTGCTCGACCCCGTGGTACGCCTCGAAGAACTTGCGGCGGAACTTCATCGCCTGCCCTTCGGACAAGGTCACGCCGTAGTTCGACTTCGCGTAGAGCACCAACTTGGCAGCCTGCATCCCGTAGATGAAGCCGAAGTTCACCGGCTTCGCCTGCTGCCGCTGGTCCTTCGACACGAGGTGCTCTTCAACGCTGGCGAGGAGCGAAGCAGTCGCCCGGTGAGCGTCGCGGTCATCCACGAAAATCTGGATGAGGACAGGGTCGCCTGAAATTTCCGCGACGAGCCGCATCTCGATGTTCGAGTAGTCGGCGATGGCGAGCTTCCGCCCGTCTGGCGCGCGGAAGCACTCTCGGAACGCCTTGTCCCGAGGAATCTGCTGGAGGTTCGGCTTCGACGAGGAGTACCGCCCCGCGCCCGTGAACGGCCAGAACTCGGTGTGGATGCGTCCCGTCCTCGGGTTGACGTGTTCGAGGTACTCGATGCCGAAGGACTTCTTCCGCTGGGAGTAGCCCCGGTACTCGATGAACTTCTCGACGATGGGGTACTTGCCCGCCAGCATGGCGAGCGTGATTTCCTTCGTGTCCTGAAGCGGAACTGTCAGATCCTGATGCGTCTCTGCATCCTTGATTTTCTGCGTCAGCCCCATGCGCCGGAACGACTCCAGCATCTGTTCCGGCGAGTCGAGGTTCAGACTCTTCTTGTCGGAGAGCGGGATGCCGGGCAGCGCGAGCTGGTCGAACGGGCTCGGCAACTCCTGCATGAGCAGCGCGCGCGAAGCCCGCCACCGCGCCTCGTTCATCCGCGCCAGCGCAATCCACCGCTCCTTGTCGATGTAGAAGCCGTTCAGCTCGATGGTGGCTTCGGGGAGGATGGCATTGAACTCGATGGCGGCGACGCGCACGAGATCCGCCGCCTTGAGCTTCGGAATGAGCACCTCACGCAGCGGCAAGAGGTGCGTGATGTCCTCAGCGGCGTAGTCGAGCTGGTCCTTGGTCAGCTCAGGAGCAGACCAGTCGGAGCCGCCGAGGTCGGGCGCTTCGGGTCCAATCCCCAGCTCACGACGGTAGAGCGCGTACAGGTCGTGCGCGACGTGCTTGTACCCGTTGTAGAGCACGTTGGACGCTCGAAAGGCGTCGAAGAGCCGACGGAACTCGACGCCCTCCTTGTAGAGCATCCACTTCTGGTCGAACTTGAGGTTCTGCCCAACGATGACCGCGTTGGTCGCGTTGAGCGCCGGAACCAGCGCTCCCAGAGTTTTCGTGCGGAAGAGATCAACGACGTACCGCCCCTTGCCGGTGTTGAGAGAGCACAGCCGAATCTCCCCGTCACGCGGGGAGAGCGCTGTCGTCTCAAGGTCGAATGCCACCGTCGGGCACGACTCCACCTCGCGGGCGATGTGCGCCAGCCGTTCAGCGTCTGTGACGTACTCGTACGAGAGCATCGTACGGGTCAGTCTGCGCGCACCTGCCGCCTACGCCCCTTCGAGAGGCGGTACTCGCCGGGCGTCACCTTCTCCAGCCACCGCGCCCGAATGAGCCGTCGCAGGCTGTTCCGCACCCACGAATTGGCGCGCTTGGCTGGCTGGCTCGGAAATGCCACGTCAGCGAGGTCCTCGATGGTGAGCACCTCCCGCGCAGTCCGCGCGACGAAACACCCGACGACCTTCTTCTCCTTCTTGTTCAGGGCGTCGAAGGACAGGGACTCGATGGGCGGCGCGGACTGCCCCGACACGGGCTTACGCCTCGCCTTCGCCCTCGCCGCCTTCACCTTCGCCTTCGCCTTGGCAGGCTTGGACTTCGGCTGGCGCTTGCGCCGCCCCGGCACGAGCAACGTCGCCGTCGCGTGCGCCTGCGGCTGCTTCAGGAGGTCAGCCGCCTTGCTCAACTCCGAAGCCAACGGCGCGGAGGTCTCCACCTGCGTCTCGGTGCTCATGTCTCACGTCCTGTTGAAGGGCAACAACGCCCCATCCCTTTGTGGGATCTCCAGCGAACCTAGTAGTAGGCTAATTGATTGTCAACCCCGACTTCAGGGCTTCGTCAAGGACTTCTTCGTCGGAGCCGCGTCGGGATCTGGACCGGGATCCAACACCGGCTGAACCATGCCGGTGTCGCGCGTGAACCGACTGGGCATCTGCGCGAGCGCCTTCTCTTCGTCCTCGATGTCCTTCAGCACCTGCTGAAGCCACGGAGAGGGGACAGGTGTCGGCGTAGTCATGCGGCTTTCTCCTTCGGCTCGCCCAAGGAAACAACCAAGTCGAGAAACCGGGAATCGTGAACCTGCTCACCGGTAGAAGAGCGCTCGTAGGCGACGACTTGGCTCTGCTGCCCGTTCCGGCGACCCGTGTCCATCAGCGCCATCCCGTCGATGTCCTTGTTCTTCAGCAGCGCCTTGAACGTCCTCGGAAGCTGCGCTTGCAGGAACTCGATGACATCAGGAGGAACAAAGCGCCCTGTCCGCTGACCGCGACTCTCGCTGCGCAACAACAACTCGTCCAAGTCATCGACGTAGGCAACCACGACGTTGACCTTGTACCCCTGCTTCTTCAGACGGGGCAACAACGTGTTCTCAATCCACGGAAGATTCCCGCCCGTTCCCTCCATGACGTAGTTGAAACGCCCCGCCTCCGCCTCCGCAACGAGTTCGTTGTTCAGCTTCAGCGCCTCGTCCTTCACCGACGCCGCCCCTGTCCGAACTCCCAGCTCCACCGCCCGCTCGAACTCGGGAAGCCGTTCCAGAATCAAGTCAGGGTCGAGCTTCACCGCGTTGTCGTAGGTGTGCCCGTTGCGCGTGGACTTGCCCGACGACGGCGGACCGATGACGAACGTGAACATCGGCGATTCACCTTCAGGAACCGGCTGGGCGTTACCCCACAAGCGCGGACGAATGTCCTCAAAAATCTCCTTGTGGATCTTGCGCCGCTCCGGGTTCCACTGCTGGGTCTCCTTGTTGAAGTACTTCTCCGCAGTGTTCTTCGGAATCTCCGGGTGCGACGTCAGTGCGAACGCATCACTCGGGTCCACCCGACGCCAACTTCCGTCCGACTGCTTCTCGTAGGTGTGACCGTCACGCCACTTGTGGCGCTCCCCGACCTTCGCCGGAATCCCGCGAGCTTCGAGCACGGCGAAATCCAGTTGCGCGTCCGCCGACGCCAGCACCCCCGGAGGCAGGTCGTAAAGCGGCTTGAAGTAGTCGCGGAAAAACTCCAGTACGTCTTCGTCCTCGTCCCACAAGTCCAAGAGCGCGTCCATCCCCGTGAGCCCCGCGTGCTTCACGTTCTTCAGGGTCAGCGGCTCGAACACGCACAAGGGACTGCCCACGTCCGCCGGGAGAACGGCAAACCCAACGTCACCTCGGTCATGAAACTGCCCCGCCTCTACGCGCTGCGCCATGTTCCGGCGGTTCATCCACCAACTGAGACCTCCGAAGTTGAAAACAGGACGAAACGCCACGTACCGGAGCTTTCCGCCATCAGGCAGGTGTTCAGTCACTCGGTAGAGGTCTTTCGCGTCAGGTCGCATGTCAGAACCCCAGAGGCTTCACGTACTTGTCGTAGACCGCCTGCGCCGACGACTCCACGACAACGAAGTCCTCGATAGGGACACCGTTCACTTCGTGGAGCCCCTGCGTCTTCGCCTCCGACACCAGCGCAACGCGCGACGCCTCACTCTGCGTGACGATGCGCAAGATGCGAGAGGCGTGAACCCCGGACATCCAGTCAATTTCGTTGGTGCCCGTTCCACTCGGGTCAGAGTCTCGCCGCTTGATGGTCTCCGACATCGACAAACGACTCTTCCACTTGTCCGGCATCGAGGTGTCCTTACCCTCAGCCCCGAACGCATCGTAGTGGTAGAACGCGACGTCGAGACGATCCGCTTCGTCAGGCGGAAGGATGTACTTGTAGGGACCGCCTACGTTCCCCGAGTTGGTGTGCTGGAAGAGTCCGCTCTTCGCGCTGTTGGTGGTGATGGCTCGCCACATGCCGAACTGCGCCCCACCAGTCCTCATATCATCGCTATCAGACGCGCCTTGTCCTCCGCCGCCGATCAGCATCCTTGAAACGATGGAGAGCGGACCGGACTCCTTGAGCGCCTGCACAATGAACTTCGGCGTAGACGCAGAAGTCTGGAAGTACTTGAGCGCCGGTTCTCCATCTCCACCCTTGGGGAGCAGGTCCTTCCAGCGCCCCGCCTTGTAGAAGCTCTTGATACCCGGCTGCACCTCGACTTCCTGCGAGTCGAGCAAGGGCGCGAGCGACTTCCTCGACTTCACCTTGGAGGTGAGCGTCGCTACGTTGAAATCTTCCGGGGCGAGAGCGCGCTCGATGTCCGGCGCTTCCGTGAACAGAATCTGATGGAGCTTCTGGACCTCTCGGTCCTCCGGAGTCGGGTCATGCAGCACGGCGTCAGCCAGACCGGGCTGCGCCGCGTCCAACAAGTCTCGCAGCGCGCCCGTCAGACTCTCCCCCGAGTCGAGTTCCAACTCGGCAGCCATCAGTCCTGCCGTAGCGTACGGGTTACTGCCGCACATCTTGAGTTCGTGCTTTCCCTTCTTCCACACACGCGCCGGAATAGATTCCCACGCGCCCTTCCACTCGACATTCGTCTGCCGCAGAGCATCAGCCGCCGCGTCGTACTCCACCATCTTGAAGTCGAGAGACCCACTCGCTCCGGAAGACGTCAGCGTCTTCCATCCGGTGTCCTTCCCAGCAACCTTCACCCGGTCCTTCAGCTTGAAGGTAACGAGCAGCTTGGTCTTGCCGTCCGTCTTGACGACGCGCCGAACATTGATGGTTCCGGTAGAACCCCACAGAGCAGGTCCGTCGGACGGAAAGGCACGACCGAGCCGAGTGAGCTTGATGTCTCCTGAGTTCGCCTTGTCGAGATCCGCGAAGGACTGCGCGATGGGTCGCGCGGGGGCGTGAGCCGGGAGGTACGACGGCGTGCCGGGGTGCGGAGGAATCTTGCCCTTGGCAGCAATCTGCTCTTCCGGGGTGATGACCTGCTGCTCCGTGATGAACGCCTTGTCGAGCGCCTCGCGGCTCACCGGGATGAGGAACTTGCTCCCGCCACCCTCCTTCTTCTTCTCAACAGGAGCAGACAGCGCCGTGAGTCCCATCTTCTTGAGGAACTCCTCAGCCTTCGTCACACCTTCGGTTCCGTACACCTTGAGCGCGTAGCGAGTCGGGTCCTCGGCTCCATCCTTGGACTTCCACGGCCTCACCTTGACACCCATCTCGTCCGCAACCATCGCAGCGGTCTTCTTGATGTCCTTGATGATGGGCTTCGGCTTGGCTCCAGCCGCGACCCAGCCTCCCGAGTCGAAGGCGAACTTCCCCTCTTCGCCGGTCTTCTCCCCGAACACCTCGGTCAGCGCCTGCTCGACGCGGTACTTGGTCGTGTTCTTCCGATTGACTGCGTCCTGCACGAAAGCGTCTTGGAGGAGACGGTTACCGGGGTGACTCGCCTCCGCAATGGGACGAACCATCGCCTCGAAGTCAACCGGTGGAATCTTCCCCAGCGCGGTAAACACCGCGCCCGCCGACAACAGCTCCGCCGGAGACGCCGCGAGCTTCTCCCAAACCGGGTCAGTGTCGGGGCGTCCAACGAGTCCGGACCCGGAAGGAACAATCCACGACAACACTCCCTGCATCGCCTCGCGCTTCTCCCCTGCCGAAACAGCATCGAGCCCTGTGAGGGTCTGGAGCGCCTTCTGCGCCGTCGCTGAAGCCGCCGCAGCTTCTGCCTCCTTCGGCGGCTGTACGGCTGTCGCCGCCGGAACATCGACGGGCTCGCCCGGCGTCATAGGCGGAGCCGCCGCAACCGAGGCAGCCGAGGGTACGACCGGCTTGGTAGCGCCGACCCAACCACCGACCGCCTTCAGCTTCTTCAGCACGTACTTCACCCGCTTGACGCACACTTGATGCTTGTCGCCCGTCACATAGGCGAGCTGCGCCGCCGCGTCATTGGGGTTGAAGTTATACGCCGCGAGCTGCTGGAGTGCCTTGTAGTACTCGCCGCCCTGCGCAATGCCCATCGCCGCTGCGGCATTCTTCACCGACGCAATCGGCGGCGGAACGTAGTTCACCGGTTTGGGGACGGGCTGTGTGCCCACGGGAGCCGGAGCCGTCGGCAGCGACTGCGCGGTAGCCGCAGGAGCCGCAACCACTGCCCCTTCGGGCACCCATCCACCCGCGAAGGTGAACTTGCCCTTCTTCTTGGTCCGCTTCTCGTAGAGGCCCGTGATGAACTTCTCGAAGTCCGGTCGGATGTTCTGCTTCCGCCCAATAGCCTGCGCGTAGAAGGCGCTGATGAGGTTGGCATCGACGAGCTTCGGCTGCTGGGCCGCGTAGCCTGCCAGCTCCTGCGCGTAGGCATCGTCCGGAATCTTCTCAATCGCCTCAATGGCGCTCTTCATCACCGTCGGGTCGAAGTCCATCTTCCCTTCGGCGAACGCAGCCCAGAACTTGTTGTAGTAGGGCGGGTTCTCCATCGTGTTCGGGTGGTAGTCGGTCGAAAGCTCATCCGGCGTGTTCGGCAGCGCCGGGTTCGCCAGCATGAACTTGAACGCCTGCTCCTTGTCGATGCCGGTCACCCGACCGTCCGGCAGAATCAGAAGGTTCGCTCCGTGCGAGTCGTGCTGGGACATCATCCAGTCGAGGATGTGCTCCGCCGCCACGTCCGCCTTCTGCTGCGTCGTCAGCGCCGCAGGAACCTTGCTGGCGAGATTGCCGGTCGCCTCCACCCACGGCTGAATCGCCGCAGGCTTGCCTTCGTAGGTCGTCAACCCCACAGGCACGGTGTTGGACTTCACCGCCAGTCCGACCTTCGCAAACATCGCCGCCGCTGCCGCCTTGAAGGGCTGCGGCTTCTTGGTGTTCTTGTCGGCAGCCAGCTTCACCATCCACTTCTTGCCACTGGCGTCCTTGAACCAGTGCTTCTCGCTCGCCCCACCGATTCCAGAGGCAGGCCCTGCATACGTGAGCGATGCCAGCGCCGGAAGGACGGGCGTCGCAAGGACGCCGGGAACGGGAGAAGCAGGCTTCGGGGCGGCAGCCGTACCCGTCTTGGGGAACTTGAACAAGTCCATCGGGTGCTGCGACAACTCCCCGCGCTTCTTCATGAGCCCGGAGAAGAACAACTCGAACTCCGTCCGAACTCCGTTCTTGCGGGCAAGAATCGCGGAGAGCTTGGGTACACGCTCTTCGACCGGAAGCGCGTCGATGTACGGCTGAACCGCCTTCCGCCAGTCGTCCTCCGACACTCCCTCGACCGCTTGGATGAACGGCAGCACATCGTTGGGGTCGAGGTCGAGCTTCTTCTCCGCGTACAAGTTGTAGAGCGCGTTGTAGACAGGAGGAGAAGGGTTCGGCTCGTAGTCGGTCGAGAGCTTGTCCTGACCGATGAACTTGAACGCCTGCTCCTTGTCGATGCCGAGGATGCTGCCGTCCTTCGTCTTGATGAAGTTCCCGATTTTGCAGTCGTGGTTGGAACAAACCCAGTCGATGACCCGCTCGCGCTGAAGCTGCCGGATCTGCTCAGGCGACAACGCCTTGAGGTCTTCGTCTGCTGTCTTGTTCGTGCCGAGCATCGTGATGTTCGGCACCACCGGCTGCACCGTGCCCCAGTCACCGTCCTTCTCGACCGCCCTCACGGGCACGTACGCGCCCGCGCCCGCGATGAGCGCCGAGAGATTGCTCGCCACCTCGCCGCCTCGGGCGCGCAGAACATCCGCCCCGTGCTTGTAGAGGAACAGGTTGCCGCCGCTGTCCTTCATGAACCGCTTCGGCTTGTTCCCTCCGAGCTTCTTCTGGGCGTCGCCTGCATCCGTGAGGCTGGAGAGGGGCGGCGGAGCAGGGAAGTGTCCGGCGGGAGCCGGAGCAGGCGCAGGCTCCGGGGAGACCTTGGCGGGCTCCACTTCTGTGCCCGCCGTCGGGAACTTGAAGACAGAGTGCTTCGTGCCGACGGTGAACTCGTCTCCGCCGGGAGACTCGATGACGATTCCGACCTCCTTCATCAACTGACGGAAGTTGGTCGCGGCAGCGCCTGCCGCAGCGTAATCCATCCCGAGCAGCTCCTCGGCAGCCTGTTGCAGCGCCGACTGGAGCGAGAAGGGGGCTCCGATGTCGTAGTCGGCGAGCACACCGAAAAACACTTCATCCTCGGGCGAGATGTCCCCGTGCTCGACGTACTTGTCGTAGACGTCCTTGGGGATGCTGGCGAGGTACGCCTGACCTGCCGCCACCATCGCCTTCTTCTTCGTCTCCTGCTCCGACGGCGGGTTCTTGGTGAACTCGTAGTCGAGGAAGTCAGGCAGCCCGTAGGCCGCGTTGACGAGCTTCGTCAGGACCTTCTGGACCTGCGGAGCGGTCGCCTGAATAGGCGAGGCGTACACAAGGTCAGAAATCTCGTTCCCAGCGCTCGTGAGGGAGCCGTCGAGCTTCAGTCCTTGGGCGAGCTTCTTCCTCCAGACCGCCAACATCTTGGCTTCGGAGCCGGAAGCGGAGAACCCGAGCTTGGTCGCCAGCTCTGCCGTCTTGGCGTCCACCGGAATGTCGAGCGAGCTGAGGTCTGGAACCGGGTAGTCCAATACCGGCTTCTTCGCCGGGTCCTTCTTCATCAGCTCACTCCAGCTCACGGTCGCCGGAATCGCGTCGATGAACTTGTCAGCGACATACGTCATGAACTTTTCGGCGTCTGCGCCATCCCACCCCAGCGCCACGAGGTCGTCGTAGGTCGCATCCTTCGGCGACTTGGCCCCTCCGTTCGACTGCCAGAGGTTGAGGAGCTTCGCCTCTTCGGAACCAGCCGCAAAACCCGCCTGAACGACCAAGTCCGTAATCTTGGGAGACAGACCCACCAGTGACGCAGGCAGCGGCGCGTAGGTCTTCCCAGACGGAGGCGTGAACGGGGGCGGAGCGGCAACCGGCTCAGGCTCCGGCGGCTTGGACTTCTGGAGCGCGTTGGTGTGGATGGGGAGGTCCAAGTCATGGAACGGCGCGTCCACGATGCCCACGACGGACTTCTTGTTGAGGGTCGCCAGCGCGAGCTTGTTCAGCGCGGCAGCCAACTTTTGCGCATGATCGTGGTCGATCTTCGGGTTGACAGCGATGAGCGCCGCCACCGCCAGCCCCTCGTCGCCGCCGTTCGTCACCAGCGCCGACAACGCCCAGTCACCGATGGTCCCCGGCTTGATGTCGAGCTTCTTCTTGAGGTCGTTGACCTTCTCCACGGGCAGGTTCGCCAGCGTCGTAACAGGAGCCTCGACGGGGGCCGTGGGCGCGGCGGTGGTGGTGGTCTTCTTCTTCTTGGTGGTCTTCGTCGGAACAGAGACCAACCCGGCGTGCGCCATCTTCTGATGCACCTGCGCCACCACGGCAGCCGCGACGTCGGGGTGGAGCCCTTGAGCAGACGCCAAGGTCGCCGAAACACCCTTGAGGTCGTCAGGGCTCGCCTTGATGAGACCCACAGCCAGCGCCGCATCCGTTCCGGACTTGTACCCGAGCGAGGCAATGAGGTCGTCGAGTTCCTTCGACGCCGCAGGCTCCGGAGGCGCGGAAGGCGCAGAAGCCGACACCGCGACGGTGGGCGCGGAGATGACCGGAGCCCCCTCCTTGCCGAGCGTGAACTTCACGACGAAGTCGATTTCGTCGAGCGCATCCGTGGTGATGAGCCCCTTCGCCTTGAGCGCCGGAAGCACGTCCGTCTCGATGAAGTTGGCAGCCCACCCGTAGCCCTTGCCGTACTTCTGAGAGACGGCGCTCGCAGCTTTCCCGGTGTCGCCGTGCTGATGGAGCTGGGCAACGACGAACGCTTCCTTGGAGTCCGGCGCGTAGCCCAGCGCCTGCACGGTGGCCGTCACAGGGTCGGTCGTCGGCGGGGGAGCCTCGGGAGGCACGCCCTGCTCGGCGTCTTTCGCCTTCTTCGCCTTGTCCTGCCAGTTGCCGCCGAACTTGGCGACCATGTCCTGCACGAACTTCTTCGTCTTCAGGAGCTGCGCCTGAATCTTCGGGTCGTCGAAGTTGACGGACTGGAGGTACGACTTCATCTCCTCGTCGGGAGTTGCAGGCTTCGCCAGCTTGCCGGGGCGCGGCAGAATCGCCTGCTGACCCAGCGGCGTCGCGTACGGCACGTTCACCCAGCCGTCCTTGGTCTTCTGGCGCTTGACCTTCTTCCCGGCGACCTTCCAGAGCGACACCCAGCCGATGGGCAGTCCAGCCTCAGTCAGAGGGAACAGGTCCGAAGAGGAGAGCCCAGCAACGTCGTCATTCCAGAGGTCGAAGCGGCTCACAGCGGCTCCTCGGGTCGGTGAAAACACCCGGACTTCATACCGTACCGATGCTGATCTTGGAACTCAGACTGCTTCAGCTTCGAGCACATCCGGCTCCGCCGCATCAGGCTCCGCCGCATCCGACGACGCGCCCGACTTGAGTGCCTTCGCCGCCCGCTTGGCAGCCTCATCCATGATGGGACCGAGGAAGGCGTTGATGTCCGCGCCGGACTCTCGGCAGTAGTTGAGTACCTTGTCCAACGAGCGCTTCATCTTCCGGTCCATCTGGACGTAGACGTGCTCTTGGTTCCCGAAGGTGAAAACCATGAACGACTGGTTCATGGTGTCGCCGTGCTTGGCGAGCATCATCTGCACGATGTCCGTCAGGTCTTGGAAGGTCTTCGCTTCCTTCGCCGCCGCATCCACTGCCGCGTGCATTTCCTTCGGCAGGGACTTCTTCACCTGCCTTTTGATGTCGCCGACGAGCTTCTGGAAGATGCGCGTGTCGGAGAACCCGAACATCTGCTGGAGCGAGTCCCTGCCGTACTTGTCCGCCAGCTCGTTGTAGAGCTTGGCGAACTTCTCAGGGTCGAGCTTCCCGCCGATGGCGTTGAGACGAACGGTCTCGAACTTCTGGAGGTCGGCATCCTCCCACTTCTTGCCGGTCAAGACCGCCGCTGGGACCTCATCGAGCCCAGCCTGCTGACACGCCTTCCAGCGGTGCTCGCCACCGATGATGCGGAAGTTGCCGTCGGTCAGCGCGACCACCTGAACGGGAACGAGGCAGCCGTTCTCCTTCACCTCGTCCACGAGCCGGTTGAAGGTCGCCTCATCTTGGGTCTGGGGGTTCCAGCCGTTCGGAATCAGCTTGTCGATGGGCAGGTACTTCAGGTCGGGCTTGGTCATGGAAAACTCCTGTGTTCAGGAGATCTTACCGTAAGACGCCCTCCGAAGCAGGTACGGTTTCAATCGCCAAGCAGGACCTCCGACAGGTTGCCGCACTTCCCCGCGACCACCTTCAGCTCGCCGCAGCACTCCCGGACCAGCAGCTCCAGTTGCTCCTCGCTTCCGGGAGCGTCAATGACCGGCAGCCCCTGCTCGAAGGTGGAGATCCACTTCTCCAAGAGCTTCTTGGCGCTCTCCAGTTCCGAAACAACGGTGTCCGACGAGACGTTGAGCATCAGTCCTCCTTGGCGATCTTCTCCAGCGTGGACAGCCCGTAGAGCACTTCCTTCGTCTTCGGGTCCACGACCACGAACTTGTAGCCGATGAGCTTCTCCAGCTTGGCGACGTACCGAAGCCGCTGCTCCTCGCTCGCCTTGGTGAAGTCGTTGTTGGACAGGAAGTCGAGGCAGATGAGCGACAGGTTGTGCCCCGCCGACGACTTGTCGGTGAGTTCGCCCGCGCGCTTGAGGGCCGTCTTCACCGTCTCAAGCTGGTCCGGGTAGAACGAGAACATCTTCGAGAAGAGCTGCTCGCCGGAGTCCTTGCCCCACTTGCCCGGACCCATCGACTCCTCGATGGCTTCGTCCTCGCGCTCCTCCTGCGTCTTCTCGTGCGAGAGCGTGTTCGACTTGACGACCGGGTCGCCCTCGGCGCGAACAGCGGCCTCGACCTCAGCGTCTTCCTTCTGGTCGAGCGACTTCCGCACCTTCGCATCGACCGTCTGGTAGTTCGAGTTCTCCGCCATCTCGATCCACTTCTCTGCGTTCCGCTTCGTCAGCACCCGCATCAGCTCCCGCACCTTCGAGAGCCCGAGGCGCAGAAGACGCGCGCGCAACGGCCCCTTGTCGAGCCCGTCCAGTTCGACCTCCAGACGGTAGTAGATGAAGCGCAGCCGCTCCGCCCGCTTGTAGTGCAGCCCCAGCTCCTGCTCGGCGTAGTCGCGGAAGGACTTGTACCCCCACTGCACGTAGACGGGCGCGTTCTTCGCGTCGCCGTCGATGGGAACGTCGTAGACCTTGTAGAGAATCTCAGAGAGTTCGAGGAACTGCTTGTCGATGTCGTCCACCAGCTCCTTCGCCCGCGAGCGCACCTTCTTCGCCCACGACTTGGTGCCGACATCCGACTCCGAGTTCTTGCCACCGTCGATGACGCTCAGTGCCTTCACGCGATGTCTCCTCTGGAATCCTGCTCCTTGGGCAGGAAGATGATTTCTTTCGCACGAACCTCGGTCAACCCGCCATGCTGCCCGTCCCGGTTCATCAGCTCGCCTTCCACCAGCACGTACACACCCTTGATGAGCTTGCCCTTGCAGATGCGGACCAAACCGTCGGGGTAGACGTTCACCTTCACGAAGGCGGTGACGATGCTTCCGCCGGAGGTGTGGCGGTCTGACGCCATGTGGAACCCGCAGACCTCGTCGCCCTTGCCAGTTCGACCGAACTCGATGGCTCCGGTGACGTTGCCGCTGATGATGACCTTGTTCAAACCCCTCACGACGCCTCCTTGGTGACCGCACGGAGGAGGCGGAACACCTCGCTGTCCCGGCAAGCCAACACGGCTCCCAGCGCATCATACGGGTGTTCCAGCTTCGAGCGAGGGACGTCCGCGCACAGCGCGCGGGTCTCCGCCCCGAACCGAGACTGAACCGCCGCCTGCACTTCCTCCTTCGAGGCGGTCTTCGCCCCCGCCACCGCCAGCTTGATGCCCATCGGGGTGACTTGGAGCACCGGTACATCCAGCAGCGACGACAACGCCGACACGACGCCCCAGCACATCGCCATCTTCGCGGCGACGCTCGAACTTCGTGGGAAAGACATCGTCTCCGCGCAGATAGCTCGAACAGGACCATGTGGTCCCTTGGTCAGGGTGTCATGCAGGAACACGGAGATTTCGCGCGCCCGCCGGACGTTGTCATCCGCCGCCAGCACGGCTCGCTTCTTCGAGGACTTCTCAGTCTCGAACACACCCATCCGCACCGGGCGCTCGCCGGAGGGTCCAAGCAGTACGAGCGCGTAGCCGATGCTCGCAAATCCGGGGTCCAAGCCGAGCACCGGAATCACTCCACACCTCGGCGCATCTCCTGCTTGACGTTCTGAATCAGGGCGAACCGGTCGTGCAGAACGATAGCTCCCAGCACGTCGTCAGCATCCTTGTGCGTCGTCAGCCCCCCGGTGGCACTCCGCGACAGCGCCTTCTTGCGCCGGAGCCCGATGGCGTTCACGACGAGGTCGAACTGCTCCTTGTGCGCCTCCACCCAGCCCGAGGTGTCGAGGAAGCAGAGCGCGCAAATCGGCTGCGACTCGTCCCCGTACCGCGCGTGCTGTACGCGCCAGTGCGCAGTCGGCTGCTGACACTGCGAGCAGACGTAGTTCGTGTCGTGGTGCGCCGGAGTGAGGCAGCGAGTCGAGGGGACGATGGGTATCACGGCGAGATGTCCTCCGTGTCCGACTTGAAGCACAGCCTCTTGACCGAGCACGCCTCCGCGCGAGGACAGTCGCTCGTGGCGCAAATCCGCTGAGGAACCGTGCCGTCCTTCAGCCCGATCTTGATGCTCGTGAGAAGCGCCTTGATGGCGGCAATGGTGGACTCGTCGCGCTCGACGTGGTGCTCCTTGAGCGCGTCCAACCCGTTCTCACCCTTCACCCAGTAGAGGATCTTCCCCCACTTGAATCCGGTGAGCCACATATAGACGTGGACCTGAATGACATGCCCGACGAGCGGCGCGTGCTTCACCTCCCACGCCGACTTGCCTCCGGCGGACTTCGCTTCGAGGACACCCATGCCGGGCAATCCGGGAAGAACAAGGAAACCGTCGCAGTGGGCGGTGATGCGGTACTCGTCGTTGACGAACTGGTGTTCGACGTACTGGAAAACTGCTTCCCCTCTCGCGTTGTTCGGAACCCCACACTTCGCACACTTCTCCGGGCGAGGAACAACCGTGTCGGAGACGGGCTTTCCGGACTCGACGGAGCCGTGGGTGTGTCCGCACATGATGCACTTCCACAACCCGTAGATGACGTTGATGGCGGGGAGCGCGTGGTTCTGGAGACCCCAGTGTAGCGACGTCCCGTGCAGAAAGATGAGCAGGGTACTGGCGTCGAACTTCACCTTGCGCTTCACCTGATGCTTGAAGCGCAAGATTTCCTCACGCCCACACAGGCTGGAGATGGCGGAAGCCCGAACATACCCGTCAGCCGTCAACGGATCTTCGAGCCGGTCCTCGAACCAGTTCTCCGACAACAAGGTCTTGAGCGAACCGCTCGTTATCGCCTTCGACCCAGCAACCAGTGAACCCAGTGCCATCGTCCCCTCTTCGTTCTCGCGTCCGAAATCGCACTACCGACGACTCGTTTCACTTCCTTCAGCAGAACCTCAGCCTCGCGCGGAGTCAGTTCTATGCCACAGGTCTGACATGCCCACCAGCGGTCAGCCTCCGACCACTCGTAGGCGTCGTCGCAGGTGACGCAGAGGATCTTCAGGACCCCGGTATCGGGGTCCACCTCCACGCGAGTCCGCGTCAACGGGTCCAGCACCATCTCCCGTCTCACCACTTCGAGCGCGGACGTCATGCCTTCGGCATCCCCTTGTTCGCGTTCAGAGCGTCGTACAGCTTGGCTTGCTCCAAGAGCCGGTCCACGTCTTCCTGACGGGACGGAGCGAGAGCCAGACTCACACGGAACTTCTCCAAGGCGACTTCACGCTGCGCGGCGTTGTTGAAGACCCGCGCCTCGAAAACCGCGTCCGAGATGTCGTCATCCGTCGGAGCCGGGTGCCCTCGCTGCGCCGCCAACGCTGCTACCCGCGCCTGCATCGCCTCCCGGTAGAACACCGTGCGAAGGGACGACAGCAACCCGAAGAGGAAGAAGCAGGTCGCCTCCCTCGACTCCGGCACGGAACCCGTCAGCATGTCGCGCGCCGTCTCCGCGAGAAGATTGCGGAGCCCACCGAGCAGCGCCACCTCGAAGCTGCCCGCGCGCGCCCGCACCCACGCGACGTTGAGCGTGCGCTCCAAGAACTCCGCCACCCGCTTCTTGGCGAGGTTCTCCTGCTCGGCAACGCGGAGATACGCCTCCAGCTCCGTGTTGGTTGGAGGAGGCGGAGGAGGCTGGGGCGGCTGCGGAGGGGGTTCGCGCTTGGCGTCCCGCTTCGTCGTCCTCGTCTTCCTCGACTTCGGCTTCGGCTTCGTCCGTTGTTTCTTGGCTGCCATCCGGTACTCCCACTCACTGCGTCCGTTTCAAGTCTGAAGGAGCGTGCGCATCCTTTCAGCCACCGACTCGACTTCTTCACCCTTGCGCTGAAACGACAGCTTCTTCTGGAGGCGACTCACCCTCGCCGCCTTCGACTTGTACATGGTCCGCTTCGGATTCTTCTGCCGAGAGGCGATTTTCCGCTCCGACGAGTCCGACCGGCTCTGAATCCTACCGCGCGCCCGAAGCGCCTTCTTCGGGCGCTGCTTCTTCGCCAGCTTCGCCCGCGTCCCGGACTGAGGCTTGAGCTTCCTCGGCTGGATACCAGCCAGCTTCTGAAACTCGGTGAGCAGGTCGAGCGACGACATCAGTTCAGCTCCAGTTCCTTCTTCAACAAGACCGACGCATCGCAGGTACAGCCCTCGGAGTCCTCGTGGTGCTGCGCCAGCGTCGCAGCTTTCCCCGCAGCATACGCCTTGGCGAGCAGCGCCAACATCTGCTCCCGCCCGACGCCGTGCAGTCGGGCCACCCCGTCCACTCGACCCAGCTCGTAGGCGAGCGCGCCAAACACGCCCTCCAGCAGGCGCACGACGCCTTGTTCGTGGGAAACCTGCCCTTGAAGCTCGGCGGAGCCCCACGTCTCGGCGATGAGGTTCTGGAGCGCACCACCGAACTCAACAGCGACGGAGCGGTGGTCGGGATGCGGGACACGCGAACTCATGCCCTCGCCTCGGGCACGTAGACCACGCTGACCAGATTTACGTCTGATCCCCGCCAAACCGCCTCCGGGTCACGCGCATCGGGACCGGATTCTCTCAGGGAGTTCATGGTTTGCCTACCCCTGCTGGGAGATCCGCCGGAAAAGGTCAAGGGGAATGAGCGCCCACTCACTGTCGGGCTCCCCCGGACGCTTGGCCTCGAACGTGACGATGAGCGCGGGGGTCGTACCGTGAACACGCGCCCCGTCGCTCACCTTGTCGAGCCACTCCCGCTCCAACCGGATGCCCTTCAGGTCGGTGCGCTTGTGCTCGATGTGGAACTTCGCGTTGGCGATGTCGCCGTCCAACGTGACGTTCTCGAACCCCTCCTTGAGCTTCTCGCCCCGGAACGACACGTTGGAGACCTTGGCGACCTTGGCCCACTTGGACCGCGACTTCCCGCCGGAGTTAGGCAAGCGCCGCCCGCCTAGCTCCTTCGCCAGTCGCAGCTCGTGCTTCTTCGACCGCCGGTAGCGGTCGTGGTTCGCCTCTTCGAGCCACTTCAGCTTCACGCCCTTACGGGGGCTTTCATCGTCACTCATCTTGAGTCTCGCTGACGGTCTGATCAGGCGCGCAGGTCGAATGACCGTTCGCACATCGCCAGATCCACCGCATGGGAAAAGACAACAGACTACTGGGGTCTGGCTCCGCCTGAGCCAAACCCCCACAGACCGCGCACGAACTGGTCTCCGGCGCTACTGCTCCGGGGTCTCCTCCCACGTCTCCGCGAGGTTCATCACCTTGAAGAGCGTCATCCGCAGCCTGCGGCTGAAGTCGATGTCCTTGAGGAGCTTCTCCTCGATTTCGCCCTTCGTCTTGTAGTCCTCGCCCATGCAAAGCCACGACGACCCCTCCTTGCGAACGAGCCCAACCTTCTGAGCTTCGACCATCACCATGTCCTCGTCCGCCACCTCGCCCTTCCTCTTGGTCTCGGTGTCCCTCAGAACGAGCCGGATGGTGCCGCCCACCTTGGGCACCGCCGACTTGTTCTTCTCGACGTCGAAGCCCATGTCCACCCAGAGCGGCTTGGGGTGATTCGGGTCCTCGGCGTCCGCCTCCTTCTCGAACTCGAACTTGCCGGGGCGCATCCGCACCTCAGCAGCGGACGCGAAGCCGGGCGCGAGCCCGCCGGGCTGCGTCTCGGGATTGCCGAACATCACGCCCAGCTTCATGCGGATCTGGTTCGTGAGGAAGACGGTCGGACGCCGCTCACTGTCGAGCGCCACCGCATTGATGCCGGAGACGAACTTTCGCGTGCCCTTCCCGATGACACGCGGCTGCACACCCATCGTCTCCTTCTCGGTGGACTCCTCGATTTCCTTCTGCGGCGTGAGGAAGGCGATGGAGTCGAGCACCAGCACGTCGCAGTTGCCGGAGCGCACGAGCGCGTCGCCGATGTCGAGCGACTGCTCCGCGTACTCAGGCTGCGAGAGGAGCAGCTTGTCGAGGTTGACCCCGAGACGCTCTGCCCACGGCTTGTCGAAGGTGCCCTCGACGTCGATGAAGCCGCAGACACACTCGCGGTACTTCTCACACGCACACTTGGGCTTGATGCGCGCACCGCGCTCCCAACCCTTCACGCGCGTGCCGTCCTCCTTCGTGTACCAAGACGGCGTCAACTCGACGAACTTGTCGTCCTCGCCGTCCCAGCGGTCCACCGGGCGCACCGTCCAGACCTTCTTGGGCTTGTCGAGCTTCTTCACCTCGCCGGTCGCGGCGTCCACCTCCTCATCCACCTCCACCTCCTTCAGCCACTCGACGAAGCTCCAGCAGTTGCTGCACATATGCTGGGCCTGCGCGAGCGTCTTCAGGAGCGTGTACGTCTTCCCGGCGGACTTCATGCCGAAGATGGTGTTCACGCGCCCCTGCGGCCACCCTCCACCCAACGCGAGGTCGAGCGGAAAGATGCCGGACGGGATGCGGAAGCTCTTGGCGACTCGCACGTCGGAGGCGGTCGTCAGGATGGTCGCGCCGTGGTCCTGCTTGATCTTCTGGAAAGCCTTGCTGCCCAGAATCTTCTGCCACCGCCCCTTCGGCGCGTTCGCCAGCTCCTGTTCGAGCGCGGACGCCTCCTCCGCCTTCTCTTCCTTGGTCTTCTTCGGTTCCGGCGCTTCTTCGACCTTCTTCTTCCTCGGCATGGTTGCTCCTCAGTCGCTAGAACGGCGAGTTGCTCAGTCGCTAGAACGGCGAGTTGCTCTTCTTCATCGCCTGAATGTCAGCCACCTCGGTCTTGACCTTCTCTTCGACCCAGTTCTTGGCCCACTCGTAGGCGGACTCGACCTCTTCCCGGTAGCAGGGCACCGTCACCGACACGGAAATCCGAGCCGACTCGAAGTTCCCCGTGTTGATGGTCAGCCCGAGATCCACCCCAACCGTCGCAGGGGCAGTAACGAAGCGATGCACCGCGAGCTTCTCCTCCTTGACCTCCGGCGGAGCCGCATCAGCCCACGACTTGTCGCCTGCCTTCTTGAACTGGCGGGAGACCACCACCTCGACGGGAGCGTTCTTCTCCATGAGAAGTCGCTGCTCCCACGACTGTTCCGCCATGCCCAGAACCTTCAGCGCCTGAGCGAGCGCATCCTTTGCCGCAGCCATTGTCCGTACCTCCAGTCCTGCGTCCGTGTTCAACCCACCAACTGAGCTTTCCCGCCGAACATCTTCGCCTTCCGCCAGCCCTCCTCGATGGAGGACCGGAACTGCTTCCACGCCTCAGACCGAGGCGCAGCACTCAACTCCCGCGCCACGAAGGCGGCTTTCACCACCTCCAACATCTCCTCGGTGTAGAGCCGCCGACCGACCGAAGAACCCCGGTAGGGCGTCTCCGGCAGGTAGTTCTTTCGCTCCATCTGCGACACCGTCACCACGGTCTTGCCGACCTTGTCCGCCAGCGCCCCGATGGTGAACATCGGCAGACTGACACGCCGACCGTCCGACAGTTGGAGCATCCGAGGCTCGTTCTTGGCGGCGCGCTCGGCGCGCACATCCGGAAGCCGACCCTTCGCCTTGAGGATGTCGTGGATCTTCTGAATGTCATCGACCGTGTAGAGCCGGTCGCCGTTCGGACCACGAACCGACGCCTGCGGAATGACGCCATCCTTCTCCCACAGTCGAATCGCCTGAACCGACACCCGGAGGCTGCCCGCGAACGCCCCGACCGTGCAGAGCGTCATCGGCTTCCCGTCGATTTCCATCCGAACGGTCTTCCACTTGGGACGCTGCCTCGTGAGCAGCTCGCCGGACCCAGCACCCTTCGGGGCGAGGGCCGCGAGCTTGGCTGCACGCTTCTCCGCTCGCTGCTGCGCGCGGTACTGCCGGTTCCGCTCCAGCACTTCCTTCCGGTACGCAGGGTCGTTCTTGTAGCGGCTGCGGCGCAGCTTGTTGAAGCTGGCGGAGTTTTCCTTGTACCACCGCTGGAACTTCTCGCTGCTCTCGGCAGCGTTCGGCTTCTCGTCGCTCACGTCTGATTCCTCCGTAGGCGTGGTAGCAGGCATAACCTCAATCGTCAACTTACCTTCTGGTAGTACCGGTCGCGCGACTCACCCTGCTTCACGCAGTACGTGAGTCGATCATCCCGGAAGTCCACTACCACCGGCTCCTTCTTTCCTTCATACGGGCGCAGAATGCGACCAACCGCTTGTTCCACGTCGGACATCGGCGTCGTCAGGAACAACGTGTCGAGCGCCGGAATGTCCAAGCCCTCTTCGGCGAACTGCCGGGTAGCGAAGATGACCTGCTTCTTGGCAGCCACGTCCAAGGCGTCTTCCGTCATGCCCCCGACGTAGTACCCGATACTGGGCAGCGGCTCAGTCTCTTCCTTCCACTGCTCCTTCAGCTCGTTCTCCATCGCCGTCAGGTGCGCGAGCCGCTCCGACAGGACCAGCACCTTGCGCCCCGCACTCAGCGCGAGCACCAGTTGCTTGCCGATGAGCTTGTTGCGCGCCTTGTTGGCGCACATGAACTTGAGCAGCAGGGACTTGGGGATGAGCGACGGGTTCAACGTCGGCGTCTTGATGAGGTTGAACTCGGTCCACACGCGCCGCACCTTCGGCTTCATCCGCTGCTCCGAGGCGGAGAAGAGGATGTCCCCGATGTGGTAGTAGAAGACGTTGTCGCTGCCGTCCTTCCGGCGCGGCGTCGCGGTGATGCCTAGCCGCCACTTCGCCTTGAACTTCGGAGGCACCTGAGACCACGTCGCCGCTCCGATGCGGTGGGTCTCGTCGGTGATGACGAGTCCGGGCCACTGGTAGAACGCGGAGCCGTAGTCACGCCCCACCAACGAGTGAACCATCGCCAGCGCGATGTGCTTACCCTTGAAGTCGCAGGTGTCCTCCTGCACGTACCCGACCTGAGCGCCCGGCAGAAACTGCTCGATGCGCTCACGCCACTGGTTCATCAGGAACTCCTTGTGGACCACCACGAGCGTCGGAACCTGCATCTCAGCGGTGAGCGCCGCCGACCACACCGTCTTTCCCCATCCCGGCGAGGCTCGGAGGATGCCGCCGTACACCCCCGCCCGGAACTGGTCGGACACGGAACGAAGCGCCCGCGCCTGCTCTTCACGAAGGCTGCCGGAGAACTTCAGAGGTCCGCCCCAGAGGTCTTTGCGCCCCTCGGTGACGTCGAACTCGACCTCGTGCTGCGGCTTGCGATTGGCGAGGTAGTACTGCCGCGCGACACCGATGTACTCCGTTTCCTCGCGGTAGAGCCGGATGGGGCTCGGCGGGTCGCCGGGGTGGTCGCCCACCTTCCTCGGCATGACAGTGAGCTTGGCGCGCAGCAAACGGAGTTGGTTGTCCCCGAAGTCTGCCTTCCGCAGCCACGCCCATCCGTCGATGCGGACCTTCATCTGCCGAACCTCGACAACGCTCCGCCGGGGCTCTGCTCGACGCCCTGCTGGAACTCGACTTCTCCGCGCACGGAGTCCGCCCACGTCACCGGGGGCAGCCGCTCCTCCGCGCCAACCGCCATCCACTGCACGACCACGCGCCGCCGCTTCCCGCCAGCCTCTGCGTAGGCGATGAGGCGCGGCTCGTTCAGGAACAGGGTGGCAGCCAGCAACTTCACGTTCGCCTCCACAGACCGGACCATGTGGTCCTCAAAGCGGAAGAGCCGCGCAGGTCACTCCTACGCGGCTCCTCCAGCATCAGAACGTCACGGGCTCAGAACGGAACGTCCTCGTCTGCGCCGTTCTTCGCACCGCCGTCGGAGTCGCCGGACTCCACCTCGACGCCAGCGAGGATGCTGCGCACCTCGGCGGGGGTCTTGGGGGCGAGCAGCTCCTCGTAGTTGAACGGAACGAGCTTGGGGATGAACTTCCCGTCCTCGGACTTCTGGACTTGGAAGTACCGCGTCAGCCACTTCGCCGCCTCCGCGTCACCGCCGTTCGCCTTGGTGAACATCTCCTTGAGCGACTTGCCCTTGAAGTTCGCCAGCTCGAAGAGCTTCGCCGGGTCCACCTCGCGGAGCTGCTCGAACTCGTCACCGACGTTCGGCGACTTGTCGTCGAGCCGCGTGCTCTTCCAGAGGATGCCGGTGATGGGCTTCGTCTGGGTCCGCATCTCGAAGCGCTTCACCGTCTTGTGCTTGCCGGGGAAGAACTTCAGCTCGTACTGGTGCGTGTTGCCCTTCTTGTCCGTCCACTTCGTGCAGTCCACGACGGTCCAGTAGCCGACGTAGTACTTGCTCTTCGCGCCGAGCTTCTCGCAGCAGACCGGGTCGTACATGCCGGTGAGGCAGGTGATCCAGTTCTTCCACTCGCCGTTGATCTTCGGGTTGTGCTCGTAGAGCGTGACCGGCTCGTTGTCCACGAACACGAACTCCGCCGAACCACCGGACTTGATCCAGATTCGGTTGGGTCCGTACATCGTGGCGAGGCGCTGCTCTTCCTGCTTCGCGCTGTCGTAGCCAGTGCTGAACCACTTCTTCTTCTGCGTCTGAGCTTCCATTTTCTAGTTCTCGCTTCTAGGTCTTGAGGTTGGTTGGTACTTCGCTTCAGAACGGGTGCTTCTGTTTCTCGGCACCCTTCCCGGACTGCTCTCCTGCTCCCTTCTCCGCCTCAGCGGGCTTCGCGCTCTCGTCCGTAATCGGCTTCTCGTCGAGACAGATGCGCTCGACGAACTTCGTGACGACCTCGTCGCACTTACCACAGAGGTCGGTGAAACTGAACATCTGTTTACCTCCCTTGGAGAGCACCAAGGGCTGCGGCTCGTAGGCAGGCAACCCGTCCGACAGCTTCAGGTTGCGGCTATCGAACGGCTTGCCGCAGCGGTCACACGTCTTGTGGAACACGAGGTGAACGGCCATGCCGAGTTTTCCTACTAGGTGAACTTCGTGTTGTCAATCGAAGACGATGTGAACTTCGAGGTCCGGCTGCTCTCCACGGTCCATGTGAACCTTGAGCCTGTCATACACCTCGGAGCTGACATTCAGGACGACCGACCCGGCTGCGTCACCTCGAAACACCACCTGCGCCGAGTACTTGGGGCCAAGCCCGAGCGCCTCACCCGGACTCTGCTGAAGCTGAACAACGCGCGCGTGGAGCTTCATGGCTCTCCCAGAAAGAGGCGCGCATCATCGCGCGAGAAGTCATCAGGATCCATTCCTTGAGGCGTCGGAACGATGTGCGCCGGGAGACGCACGCTCAACTGCTCGAACATCTTCTGCGACGCCTCGTAGCCGGGCTTGTCTCCGTCCGGCACGATGAGCACGTTGTCGAAGTACCGGACGATCTTCTCGATCTGAAACTCCGACAGGTGGCTGCCCATCACCGCACCCGCCCTGTACCCGTAATCAACGAGCCTCCACACGTCGAAGAAGCCCTCCACCACGCACAGTGTGCCGCCCTTCCCGTACTCCCAGAGGTGCTCACCGTACAGGTAGAAGTCCCGACGGAACCCCTTCGCGTGCATGTACTTCGGCTTCACGCTGTCGCTGAACGCACGCCCGGAGTACCCGACCAGTCGCTTCTGGACGTCGCGCACCGGAATCATGATGCGCCCGTACTTCGCGTCCCAACCCACCTCCCAGAGCTTCAACATCTGCGGAGTCGTGTGTCGCGCGTGCAGCAGGTACTCCAGTACCTCCCCAGCAGGCTCTCGCCACTTCGATAGCGCGTCCTCCGGGAGTACCTGCAAGTCACGCTCACCGACCTTCATCTGGAGGCTCAACTGCACGCCACGAATTCCGGCGATTTCCTTGTTGGGGTCGGAGACCGACTCCACCGGAGCGGGAGGCGGCAAGTCTGGGCTGCTCGCCTTGGCTGCCCGCCACGCCTCACGCTGCGCGAGCGCCGCCTCCTGTCCCGCGTGCTTCGCCTTGATTTTCTCGATGAGGCTCCCGAACGTCGGACCGTTGTTCTGCTCGACGAAGACGATGAGGTCGCTGACCTTCCGGTGCGACGCACTCTGGAACTTGTACATCAGCTCCAACAACGACCCGGAGAAGTTGCAGGCGTGACACTTCGCGCCGCTGATACCCGAGTCGTCCACCATCACCGTGAAGCTCGGGTGCGCGTCCACGCGCTTCGCGTGCGTGTACGGCGCAAGCGGACACGACGAGTAGACGTGCTGCCCGCTCTGGTGGATGCGCGTGCTCCCCAACCGCGAAAGGAGCGTCTGGATGTTCGAGGCGTTCATCCGCGCTTCTCCGACGACTTGATCGGCGGCGGTGCCACGAACTTCCTGTAGAGCACGTCGAACTTCCGTGACACGAGGAACTTCCCATCCAGCCGGTGACGCACTTCACGCAAGAGTCCACGGCCCGTAGGCACAGGTCCCACCGCCGTCTGACGCAGAAAGCCGTACTCCTTGAAGCGAGACTGGGCGATCTCTAGCGCAGCGAGGAAGCGGTCCTTCGGACTTCCCTTGATCTTCTTGTCCTCAAGAATCGCCATCGTGGCGTGCTTGATCATCGTGGGAATCAGCAGCGGGTTGGGCGGATTGGGAGTCGTCGCCATGCGTCCTCCTAGAAAGGCACCTCGTCGGGGTTACCGGCGAACGGGTCGCCCGAGTCCAGCTCGGCGGCGTCACTCCCGCCGCCCCCACCAGTTCCTCCAGACGGACCTGCCGCCTTGGGCAACTCGGAGAAGTCCATCGTGTCGAAGTTCCAGTTGCACTCGATCTCCTCGCTCTCGCCCTCGCGCACCTTGAGCGGCTTGAGCATGAGCCGATGGTTCTTCCGCATCTCTTCGGTCTGGATGAGGCCGTAGATGAGGTCGGCGTTCCAGCCCGCCACGTCCGAGAGCGCGATGTTCTCCGCCTGCACCGTCTTCGCTTGGTTCGTCTTCACCTCGCGGTTGAACTGCATCGTCACGAGGATGGGCACCTTGCGGCGCTTATTGATGCGCTTCAACTCGTCGAAGGCGTTCGCCGCGCGCTCCTGCCGCGTGAGCCCATGCACCTTCAACAGGTACGCACCGTCGAGAACGACGATGTCCGCGTTGCACTCCTCGATGGCCGCATCGAAGCTCTCCATCGAGAAGTCGAAGTTGCCGCCGACGATGTTGAAGTTCGGCGAGTTCACGAACTGCTCCACGCCCTCGTAGAGCTTCTTCTCCAAGAACGTGCCCAACTTGCCGGTGCGCAACGCCTTGTACGGCAGCTTGAGCTTGATGGCGTACCAGCGCATGGCGATGCGCTGCTTCGCCATTTCCGTCGTCGCGTAGAGCACGCGCACCGGGCGCTTCGTGCCGTCCGGGTTGAGAATCTCCTGCTCCCACGCCGTTCCGGCGAGCATGATGCTCGTCCACGTCTTTCCGATGCCGAGGCGCGCAACGAAGAGCGCCAAGTCCTCCGGCCAGAAACCCATCGTCGCGTCGTTGATGGTCTTCCACGGCGACAAGATGCCTGTCGCCCCGCCCTTGATGCGCTCGTAGTACTCGATGACGCTCGGACCCAGCGCGGGGAGACTTTCCACCAGCGCGCCAGCGAGGCGCTCCTTCCGCATGTCCCGGAGGAACTGGTCAATGAGCGTGAGGCTCTCCTGCGGCGCGGTCTGGAGCCGCGTCGCCACCTCCATCAGTGCCTTCTCGACTCGGCGAGTGACGTGGCGGTCGAGGACCTTGTCCGCCCAGTAATCCACCGTGCCCTGCATCTGCGTGTCGAGCGCGACGCCCGTTCCGTTGGAGACGATTTCCATCGCCGGAACTTCGCCGTCCTTCTTGGTCCGCTCGATGATGAACGCGAGGGCCTTCCCGCCTTCCTCCACGACGAAGTCCGTCGAGACGCCCTTTTCCACGAGACGGCGCAGTCCCGCTTTCCCCTCGCGGAGCACCGCGACCACCAACGCCTTGTCGATGTCCATGAACTACTTTCCCCCCTTCGTCCGGGCCTTCGGCTTCGTCTCGTCCTTCGTCTCGTCCTTGGCGTGCAGCTTCTCCGCGAGCTGGTCCATCTTCTTCGCGCGACGGTCCTCGCCGGTCACCTCCGTCGGCACCAAGTACGGTCCCACGGTCTCGAAGAACGGTCCATGCTTCACGACGACCTTCTGCGGCATCGTCGTCGTCAGCAGCGTCACCTTCCGCCGCTGACCCCGTCCAGCCACCAAGTCCATCAGCTCTTCGAGCTTCAGGTACGGCAGCTTGAGGTCGGACTCTCCGAACGAGTCGAGCACCAGCACGTCCACCTCGCGCACCCGCTCCATGACGGACTGGTCTGCATCGAAGTCGTGCTGAAGTCGAATCGCGTCCCGAAGCTCGCTCGCTCGGATGAAGTACCCCGTCTTGAACCGCTCACGCGCCGCCTTCAGCAACACCACCGCAGCAGCGGTCTTCCCCACGCCGGGCGGACCCCACAGGTACAAGCCCGCGCCCTCCCCCATGAACTCGTCGAAGTTCCGCAGGTAGTTCTTGAGCACGCCCTGCACGCTCGGCGTCGCCGCCGCGTACGTCACGCGCCAGAACTCCTCCGGCACGTTCATGCGCCGCAGGTCCGTCACCGTCAGCGGGTGACGGCACGCTGCGCAGTTTTCTCGACCCTTGGGAATCGCCCGGAGCTGCTTGCAGGTCGCGCAGGTCTTCACCTCGAACGGCAGCTCGCCACCCGCGCTCACGCGCGCGAGGGCCTCCAGCCGCTCCCGCTCCATCCGTTTGGCATCAGTCTCGTCCGTCATCCGCGACCTCTCGTAGAACCCCACAGGAAGGGCTCTGGCTGCCCGCACAAACGCGAAACGACCCCAAGGTGGGGGTCACACCTACCCCCCGACCGCCTGACCCCGCAGGCGGGCAAGCATCTCCGCCGGAGGGTTCTTGCCGGGGTTGGCCCGGCACCACGCCTCGACCTCGTCCTCCGCCGACTTGGCCTGCACCGCCAGCGCCGACTCCGGCACCAGCGTGTCGCCGACCGCCAACAGGAAGCCAACCGTTGGAATCATCGGGGCTTTCTTGAGGCGCTCCCGGAGCTTCTCCCAGTTCGCTACTGCAAACCTGAAGTACCCCTCGACCGCGCTCTCTGAGAACTTTCTCACGAGCGTCGCGCACTGCCCCGCCTCCTTCGTCGCCCGGCGCTCGACCGTCCCGTCCGCCCGCTCACGGACCGTCCACCACTTGCCGATGTGGCTCTCAGGCAGGTCCGGCCACTTCTCGCGGACCAGCTCGTGCCACAGGTCGTAGAGCCGCCGGATGGGAGCGCCCTTGCCGCCGGGCTCTCCCCCGAGGTTCTTCTCCTTCTGGACGCGCTTCGCGGCTTTCGTCGCCAGCGCCTTGTCGGTCTTCGCCTTGGCGGCAGCCTCGACGGCTCGGAGCATCTCCAGCTTGTTCATGTCTTCAGCCTCGTCGTGGAGGAGGGGGTCGCGCGGAACTGGGGGTGGTGGTCTTTTCCGGCTGTTCCGGTCGCGGATCTTGTTTTTCGCCGGAGCCGCCGCGCGCGAGCGAAGCGAGCGTGCCGCCTCCGCGTCAGCGGAGGCTCCGCGCAGCGGTTTCCCTCTTTGGCTATTCCCTCTTTGGTTATTCCTGCTTTCTCTATTCTGGTGTCTTGCTAGCAAGACAAGGCTTGTCTTGTCCGCGAGACAAGCCTTGTCTTGCTGGCGAGACAAGCCTTGTCTTGCTGGCGAGACAAGGGGGGTCTCCGAGAAGGCCCGCAGGGCTTCACCTTTCGCCTCCGCATTCATCGTTTTCAGCGCCTCTCCGCCGACCTCTTTCCGGAACGCGGCGAGACGTTGATCTGCGAAGTAGACCTCGGCGTCCTCTCCGACGAGCTTCTTCGAGCGGAAGCCCACCTCGTAGACGCGCTCCGTCTTGTCGCCGTTCGTGTTCAGGCGGCGCAGCCACCCCAGCTTCTCCAGCTTGCCGATGTGCAGCGACACGTTCTGCCGGTTGACTCCGACGGCTCCACCCAGCGCGGACTGGTTCACGTAGGCGACCACCTGCGACGGCTTGGGCTGGAAGTCCCCACGCCGTTGCCCGGAGCGCCACACGTAGCGTCGGATGTGGAGGTACACGAGGAGCGTCACGGCTCCGACGGCTGCTGAAGCCGACAGGTCGAAGAAGTCCTGCGGCAGTTTCAGATACGGCGGACGCTTCTCGGACATGCGGTCCCCGCCACCGTCATGACCTTTTCAGCCCCGAGGACCAAAAAAGCGAGCAGGTCCGGGGACGCCCGCCCAAGCTGGAGCCGCACGTCGCTCCTAACTGAGCTTTCCCCGGACCTGCTCACACCTGAGAATACGTGGAAGTTCATCGTGCGTCCTACCTCCAGCGAACTCGGGCGAGAGCGCGATGGAGGGGCGCAGGGTGTACGCCCTGCGGGTCGAAGTTGTCAACGACGGAAGTTTCCCTCGGAGGATCCGCTACTTCACGCGCTCCCATCTCTTCGCCACGTAGGCGCTCTTGAGCCCGTCCTTGAAGTGGGCCACGTCGGAGTAGACCTCCGCGTCCTCGTTGTCGCAGACGTCGATGCGCTCGAAGAGCGCGCCCTTGGCGAGCGGAGTGATGCTCCAGACCGCGAGCCCGCCGGGCTTGCCGTACCGCACCACCAGCACCGTGCCGTCGTCGAAGACGACCAGCGCTCCGTCGTCGGCGTCATCGTCCCCCACGTAGTTGGACTCGCCGGACACATCACCCTCGAACTCGATGAGGTCGTCACTCGCGCCGTACACCTTCGTCGTCATGTCACCCGCTCCTTCAGCTTGCGCCGGTACTCTTTCATCCACGCCTCGATTTCGAGCGCGATTCGATGCGCCTCCTCCACGAGGCGCTGCTTCTCCGGGTCGCGTCGGTTCGTCCGCTTCGCCTCGTCGCGCTTCGCTCGGTACACCGCCAGCAACTCGGCGGCGCGTTGCGCGCACTCCTCTGCGGTGAGCCCGTCGGAGTTCATTCCTTCTCCCCGAGGACCTCCAGCATCCGGCGTCCGTAGGCGATGTAGCCCCGGTACTTCTTGATGAACACCTCGCGCACCTTCTCGGGGAGCGCTTCGACCGGGTCGCAGTCGCAGTGCCAGTTCTCCATGTAGTGGTCGTGGGCGATTTCGTGCATCGTCTCCCTCTCCTCCTCCACGGACGGCACGTAGTCGTACCAGCGGTACTCCTCGTGGTCGCCCTGATGACCGGGACCGTACATGAACTTGTACCTGTACCAAGCCATCAGAGCCTCGCGTCTTCTTCCGCGTCGAGCAGCGACCGTTCGTCCACCCCGTGCTTCACCTGCAACCGCGTCTCCATGCCGTCGATGACCGACCGGACGTAGTTCATCACCATGAGCGCCTCGTGCGTGGAACTGGTCCGCACGCAGCCGTTCAGCCGGTCCACCAGCCGCGCCAACTCTTTCACCGACTCAGTCAGGCAGCGGTCTTCTTTGAGTGGCGCGTCGGTCGGCGTCTCGCACTTCACGCAGCAGGACAGGAAGAACCGGAGGTGACCGACCCGCACCTGACGCTTCGTAGGCGTCGAGCAGAAGTGGCAGGGCACGGACTTCTTCAGCGTCTGGTGGGTCTGCATCATTCCTCCCCGAGGTACTCCTTGAGGTCGCCGAAGAAGTTCGGGACAGACGCGGACACCGCGAAGTGCCCGCCGTCGAGGAAGGCCGAATCCCGCCACAGCCACTTCCCCCGCTTCTCGATGGCGGCTCGCAGCCCCAGCGCCTCCGTCTTCTTCGGCAGCACCGCGAGCGGGTTGCCCTCTGCCGCCGGAAGGAACAGGTCGATGAGCTTCTGCATCTCCGGGAAGACGGGCTCGAAGCGGTCGTCCTTGAACCCCTTCTTCAACTCCGCGCAGATGTTCTTCGCCCACTTGACGAAGTACTCCGGCTGGAGCGGCTCCCAGTCCTCCGGGCCGTAGGGCAGGCAGTACGAGAAGGACTCGACGTAGTCGCGCCGGTTGATGCGCTCTTGCGCGAGCGTCGGCTTCTTCAGCACGCGCTCGAACTCTTCTCGACCCAACCCGATGATGTGCGCGCGAAGGTCGTCGAAGCCGTCGTCTCCGACTCCATCCACAACCTTGTCGAGCACGCGGTAGAGGTGACGGGAGAGCGCATGGAAGACCTCGCGCACGCGCACCGCCTTCTCCGGCGTCCACGTTCGCAGCAGCGCCAGCTTCACTTTGCGAGTGTCGGTGGTCTTGGTGCCCCAGCCGATCTTCTCCACCTCCGCCCAGAACTCGTCCAGCGCCTCCGGCTTCACGTCTTCCAGCTTCGAGTGAATCATGCGCCCTCCTTGAACGGGTGGACCTCGAACACGCCCTGCGCGTCACGCGACGCTCGCATCCAGCTTCCGCCCCGCGCGTCGTGTCCGTTGTACGTCTCTTCGAGTACGCCGTCTGGCTGCTGCTCCGGGGGCGCGTAGGTGTCCGGGAACGACCACACAGCGATGGCGTAGTTCGGCGTGTTGAACATCACCTTCGCGCACGCGCTCTCGTCCGCGCGCGCGACCTCGAACGCCCGCTTCAACGTGCGGTACGTGCCGAGCGTCTTGTCCTCCTCCACGCCCTCGAAGTACCGGTGGCTGGTCAGGATGAAGAACTTCATCGTCAGAGGTCTCCCACCTGCTCAAGCGCCAGCGCGTAGTCGGGGACCGCCTCGCCCTTCGCCCGAAGCTCGTCGTTCATCTTCTTCCAGACCTCACGAGTCCTCGCGCGCTGCTCTCGCAGGTAGTTCTGCCTCCAGTCGCGCAGCCCCTCGACGTCCTGCATGTGACGGGGCATGGGAAGGTCGTAGTTGGTGAGCCCTTGGTCGCTGGCGCTACGGCTCTCGCCCGTCCACTCCGGCTTGCCTGCCGCCACCCAGCAGGCGTGGTGCCAGACCTCCGGGTGGTCCACGTTCAGAATCTCGAACTCCCCGCTGCCGACGCGCCCGTAGCCGTCGTAGAAGCCGATGACCCGCGAGCCGTCCCGCTCCAGCACGACCGCCTTCGTCATCCAGTCGCTGGGATGACCCTCGCGCACCGAGTGAGTGCAGCCCTTGCATTCCCACGAGAAGAAGCCCATGTCCGTCCTCCGTGTGGGACTTAGTAACAAGAGGGTGCATTGTCAAACGCGGAAGCTGTCGCTAGATACGGGGCATGAAGACGAACAAGATCCGAATCCTCGTCGTGCGCGTCGGTCAGCCTGCCGTTGTCGAGGAGCACGACCTGACGCTGGAGGTCATGCAGCGGCTGGTGGGCGGCTACGTCGAGTCGGTGGACCTCGGCGGTGGCATCTTCATGTCGTGCAACGAGGAGGGGAAGTTGCAGGGGCTGGCTCCGAACTTCGCGCTCCCCGGCGACCTCATCGTGGGCGACGTCTTCTTCTGCCGCATCAAGGACAGCAACGAGGCGTCCCTCACGGACGCGGACATCAAGCGCATCCGCGCGAAGCTGGGGAGGTAGTCATGGGAACTGGACCGTATGGCGTGAGCGAGACGAACCCGCTGCCGAACTCGAACTACCACTCGGAGCCGCTGGCGGACGCCGTCTACTGGAACGACCCGAAGCTCGCGTACATCGAGCGGCTGCGGCTGCTCTCCGACCCCGGCTACCCGTTCTGGGACGTCAGCTACTGCTACGGGCGGTTGAAGACCGGCGAGAAGGTGCGCGTGGGCCTGCCCTTCAGCGAGCTGCCGAAGCGCAAGATGTACGAGGCGCTCATCAAGTACGCGAAGGCGGACAAGGTCTACGCGAAGGGGCTCAAGGTCTTCGACGCCATCTCCACCCTGAACTGAGGACACCATGCGGCTCTTCGTCATCAAGAACCTCGACATCAACAAGTACGTCGCCATCATCAGCCCGGCAGCCATCGCGGGCGGCAGCTACACGTCGAGGCTCGAAGAGGCGCGCACCTTCGCTACGCGCGAAGCCGCCAAGGCGGATGCCTGCGAGAACGAGCGCGTGTACGAGGTGACCGAGTTGCTCATGCCTCCGGTGGACCTGTGATTGGTTCCTACGTCTGCGTGTGCGGGCACCTCGACTCGACCCACCACGAAGGACGGTCGGGGCGGTGCTCCGGGTGGTTGACGGAGCGCTGCTCGTGTACCCAGTTCCGTCCGGACCCCTTGTACTCGAACAACCAGCCGCCTCCAGAGCACCCGTCGCAGCGGCTGCCGAAGCCCAAGCCGGTGAAGTAGGGTCGCGCCGATGGCCGCGTACGCCGAGCATCTGGACACCTCTTCGCCCACCATCACGCATTCCGCGACTACGAGTGGACTCGTTCGCATCGTCTACAGCGCCAACGACACGACGACCGCGACGTCGGACCCGTGGCAGGCGACGCCAACCGCCTACTCGACGATTACGTACACCCTCCCTCCGCCTGAGCCTGACTGGGCGGAGGTGGCCCGCGCCGAGAGGCGTGCCTCGTCGATGGTGCCGCCTCCGCGCGAGAACCGTGCGAAGGAGCGTCGGCACCTGAAGGAGAGGCGCGGCTTCCAGCAGATGTGCCGCCTACCCTGCTATCGAGGCTCCCGGACTCGTTGACAAGCTGGTGCGCGCGCCGTGATATGCGCTTTAGATCCGCTCGGAGGACAAACCGTGACCACGAAATGCCCGCAGTGTCGGAGTCGAGAAATCCGGCAAACGGACAAGTTCGACGGTACGAACATCGACCCGGACGAAGTCGTTCACGACTTCGAGTGCGACAACTGCGGCTGCCTGTTCAACATCTACTTCGCCCCAGTCGAAACCAAGGTCTTTGAGCGCGGCACCCTGTTGGATCCCGAACCGGAGCCAGCTCGCAAGGGCTCCGGCAAGAACTTCCGAGTGCAGAAGCTCCACAACCCCAAAGAGCAAGTCGGGATGCCGAACACCCACAAGTGGGCGGTGATGTCCGACGACGGCTTCTACGACAGCTACCGCACCAAGGCTGAGGCTCAGTCGGTGGTGGCTTCTTTCGAGAACTGAGACCACATGGTCTTGACCCTCGGTTCTCGACGAGCGAGGGTCCGTCCATGCACACCAATATCAGCAAGACTCCGCGTTGTCGGTGGTGCGACAGGGAGCCGGAGTTTTCTCCGACCGTGGCGACCACGCGCGTGTGCGAGCACTGCGGCGCGATGCAGGACCCCATCATCAGCCTCAGTGGTCCGGCAGGCGGCAAACCGCGCATCTCGTTCTTCATCAATCCGGACGACGGACTCTTCGTCGAGTTCGAGAAGAGCGTCGGAGATGAGACCGTGCGCTACACGCTGTCTCCCGCGCTCCTCCAGAAGGCGGGTGTTCCGGTCTTCAAGGCACCCTTCCCGCTCAACGGGAAGGTCGTGGACCGGGGTCTGTAAGCTCCTGTCCCCGGATGAGGGCGCAGAGCTTCGACATCTCCTCCGCGCATCCCTTCAGCGTCCGCAACTGCGCCTCGACGGCAAGCGCGAGCGTTGGGTCACTCTTCTTGATGGACTCCAACGCCGGAGCGAGAGCTTTCTCGGCGCGGGCGGCTTGGTCCACCAGCACGTCGAGCACGGCTCGGGCGGCTTTGAGGTCTATCTCCATCTCTCCAGAACTAAAGGATCTGGAGAGATGAAGCTAGTTCCTACACCCCGAGGGCGTACTGGAAGTGTACGCGAGAGCAGAGCGCGACGAACTCCTCGTGGGTGAGGTTGCTCTTCATGAGGTTCATTTTTCGAGTAACCCAGTGCAGGTTGTCCTTTGAACTGTCTCCGCCACGCAGAGTAGGTGTTTTGTGGTCGAGAGATGCGCTGCTCGGTGTTCTTCCACCCAGCGTCATTGGTTCTCCAGAGTAGGCGCACAGTCCCTGCTGTCCTTGCCAGAGCGCCCACGCCTCTAAGGGGTCTGCTCCGTGCGCGACCGCCCGACTCTTGATCCAACAGGATTCACAGAACGACTGAGAGGCGTGGTGGACAATCGCTTTGCCGCCCCCACACCAAGTGCAGAGTCCGCTGGCTCTGCGCCGGGCAAAGCGCCGTTCTCTCTGCTTCCGAAATCGGGCGCGGCACGGAGCGCATTCATTCCGCCCCTTCGTAGGTCGTCGGTCTCCGCACTTCGGGCACAGACCGGCCCGACGTCGTGCATCTACGCGAACAACACGGTTCTCGCAGCGGTTGCATCGACCACTCGGATGTTTCGACTTCGCTCCACACGGGCACATGCCCGGAGCTTCTCACACGCCGTTGGCGTATTGAAAGTGCATACTATCGCGTGTCGAGCGCCACGCACCGCCCCAGTTCCAGCCCTGTTCGGTGAACGCCGCCACCCACTCCGGAGGCAGGTCCGTCACCAGCGTCTTGGCGACCGGGTTCTTGTCCCAGTTCACGTCGAACGCGCAGCCCCACGAGTGCAGCGAGAGCGGGTTCTTCGGGTCGTGCATCTGGTGGCGCGGAACATGACCGCCCAGCATCCGCACCTTGTACTTCGGCGCGCGGCGCATCGCTTCGCCGAGGCAGTACTCGAAGATGGGGACGACCTTGTAGTGCATCTGGATGTTGAGGCCCGTCTTGCAGACGTTCCGCAGCATCACGATGTTGTCCTTCTCCCATGTGTCGTCGATGTCGATGGCACCCTTCGCCAGCTCGACGTACTTGAACTCGCCGTACACCTTCTTCACGGCAGCCCAGCCGTTCGGGGGCGGGAACGAAACTGCAATCGGGGTCGGCATGGTGTTCTCCTAGCGGTTCTTCCGTTCGGGGGCAGGTCCTCCGATGCCTCCGAGGACCGGCGGCAGCTTACCTTGAACCATCCCCGCTCGAAGCGTTTCGAGCTGCTCTGCATGGTCGAGCAAGACGCTCGTGCGGCGAGTCAGGAACTGAAGCTGCTGGGTGAGCAGGTCCAACTCCTGCACGGTGAGGTCGTACTGCTTGGCCTGAGCGAGGGTCCGAATGCTCTCGGGGCGCACACACTCCTGCCGCACCCGGATCCGAATCGCCTCGTCGAACTCCTGCTTGAAACTCCGACGCTGAAACTCCCCGGCAGCCAGCCACACCACCACCAGCACGAGGATGGCTCCGACGAACTTCAGGAACGCGAACAGGACTTCTCTCAGCATCACTACCTCCTCGGCTTGAGAGCCGCCTGAACGACCCTGAGCGCCTGACGCCCGGACTCCGTCCGACGAACTTCCCGGTCCAACAGCAGTCCCTCCAGCCTCTTCAGAAGTGCCGGGGGAGGTGGGAGGTGGATCTTACTGATCTGCGCCGGTCTGTCACCCGCCGGAGCCTTGATGCTCACGAGCCCCCAGTCATTCTCCGAGGTTGAGGCGTTCTCCTTGAAGCCCTTCAGCTTCGACAGCGCCTCCGCCCGGCTACGGCACAACACTCCGACAGCGGTCCAAGTCCTCGGTGTCCGCATCTCCCCTCCAGAGTTTCAGTCGTTGCCGCAGAGCGAATCCATCTCCGGTCGTACCATGAAGCACGGAGTCCCCTCACCGACCCACGCCCCGACGACGTTGAACTCGAAGAACTCCTCCGCCTCCTCGAAGCTCAACCCATCGCGGTCCATCAGGATGTCGATGCACGTCGCCCGGTCGTAGACCGCTACCGGCGGCTGCCCCGGTCGCTGCGCGTACCCCATCAGCGCCGCGTCGAATCCGTCAGCCAGCAGAATCTCGTCCACTTCCTCTTCAAGCCACGCGCGCGTTGAAGTCATCGCGCGTCGAGTAGCACATAGGACCTGAATGGTAAACTGGTCAGCGCTGAGGATCTTTCCGGGTCAGCGAGCCGAGCATCTCGAAGAGTTGAGCCACCGTGTTCCACTTCTCTCCGACAGCCCACTCCATCGGCGCTTCGGCCTGCTTGATGACCCCGTCAGCGCCCACGACGAGTTCGAGCACCACTCCTCGGAAATTGAAGATCCACGTTGTGTCCGAGGGAGTCATGCCCCCATCTTAGACCCAACCCTTGCCTGCGCAGGTAGGGCACACCTTGACCGAAGCCAAAGCCCAGCGCCCGTCGATGAGTTGGAGTTTTCCGCTCTTTCGGAGCCGCTGAAGCGCGCGATCCAACGTCTGGTTCTCGCTCTGTCCCGGCAGTCCGAGGTGCGCACGCATCTCCCGGTTCGACTTGGGACCGTGCTTCAGCATCTCCTCGACCGCCTCTTCCATGAACTTCCCTTTGATGGACACGTCGCTTCCCCTCAGCCGTTTCTCAGGTACTTCACGAAGCTCGTCGATACGAGCCGCACCAACTCATCCCCGAAGCTCTTCTCCGGCATCCTCCTCCAGTTGGTCGTCGGACCGAACATGAAGGACAGCATGTCGTCCCCAACATCCCGCCCGACGAGCACGCCCGTCACGTTCATCCCGAGCCTCCGCGCGTGACGAACCTCCTCACGCACGAACCCAGAGAGCGTCTTGGTGCCATAGGCGTTGCCCTTCTTGGAGACGTGCGTCGGAAACCCGTCTGTCAGGCAGATGATTTGCTTCGCCTCGGCTCCAGCCTCCATGAAGCGGTTGCAGACCCTCAGCGCGAGATGCAACGGGGTGTTGCCTGAAACGATGGCGTTCTTGGAGACGAAGGTGAAGTCCTTCTGCTTCGTGTCGAAGCGCGTGATGTCCAGCTCGCTACCGTGAATCGACTGGAAGCCCCAGATGTGGAACTCGACGAACGGGAAGTCCAGCGCCTTCGCCAGAATCCGGCACGCCCGCTCCGCCTGCTTCGTCTTCGCCCCCGCCATCGACCCTGAGCGGTCGATGAGCAGGATGACCTTGAACCCCCGTCCCTTCTCTTCTGCCTGAAAGCACGGCACTGGCTGTCGGGTAAGACGCGCCTCGATGTACGCAGGTACGTCGATGATGCTGCCCTGCTCGTGCAGTTCGTACTTCCGACGACCCATCACCCGGAAGAAGACCGCGCGCAGCTTCTGGACCGTGTCGCGGTCCTCCGGCGCGAGCGCCGAGTTGCCCGCCGCAGGAACGTCCTTCAGGTTCACCTTGCCGAAGGCGTTCTTCGTAATCCAGTCGTCCACCTCCATCTGCTGACCGAGCGCCTCGCGCGCCTCCGCGACGATGTCGTTCATCGCCGCTTCGGATCCCGTCAGGTAGTCCTCCAACTGCTTCGCGTCGTTCGTGTTCAGTCGCGCGACGAAGTTCGCCAAGTCCTTGGCGTGCTGCGCCTCTTCCTTGCGCGGGTACTTGGGCAGCTCCGTGTCGTTCGCCCGCATGAAGAGCGCTGACGGCGTGTCTGATTCCGCCACCAACCGCTTCATGCCCTCGAACCGTTCCGTCACGTCCGCCACCACTGGCTCGACGGAGACCACATGGTCCGCGCTCGGAGTTCCGCTGGGGTCTTGCGGAAGTCCTTTCGGGGGCGGCGGAAGCCCGCGCATCTCGCGGAGGGCCTCCGAAACGAGGTGCTGCACGAGCCACTTGGACACCGCGAGCGTGGCTCCAAACGAACGGCGCTTCACCTTCCCCATCGCCTCCAGCAGGTAGGGAAGGAAGCGGCTGTACCGCCCCGGAGGCGGTTCGATGCCCGCCGCAACGACGGTGAAGTAGACGCCGAGGCTCATGTGCGCCCGGTCCTTCCACTTCTGCATCTCCTCCCGGTGGCAGGCTTGCAGCAGCTCGTAGCTGCCGGGGTAGAGCAGCGCCCACAAGGACTCGCACCGGATGTCCTCCAGCACGCCCACCACGGCGTTGAGGAACTCCGCCATCTGGGACTGAACGCCGCCGAGCCCGATGGTGTTCGCCTTCTTGAGCGCGTCGTCGATGACCGCGAGGTAGCTCTCGATGAACAGCTTCTTCGCCAGCCCGTTCGACTGGAACAGGACGTGCGACAGCTCGTGCTCGACAATCTGGTAGAAGTACTTGTGCTCGAAGGGCGCGATGATTTCGTGCCCGTCGGTCCTCGGTGAGTTCCCGTCCTTCAGCCACAGACGTCGGCGCGTCAGTCCCGCGAAGGTAGCGACGGTCTTGTACGCCGCGCCCCTGATGTTCTCTTCGAGGGTCTTCCGGTAGAGCGCGTCGAGGTCAACCGCCTTCCCCAGCGCGTACTCGTTCACGCGATTGCACCCTCGCTGACCGCCACGCCGAAGATGGACTGGATTCGCTGCTTCACCGTGTTGCGGTCCTCGCCGTCGAACTTGCCGATGAGCACTCGGAGCGCGCGGTTGAGCCCGATGAGCGCGATGTCCTCGATGACCTGCTGCACGTCGCGCGGAGACAGGGCGTACTCCAGCGACTTCTGCCGCGTCTCGATGGCGAGCTGTATGACGCGGTCGATGATGCGCTCGCCGTCCTTCTTGTAGTCCTCGGTCAGCTTCTTCAGCATTCCGGGATCCACGACGCCGTCAAGAATGGCTTTCTCCTGCGTCGGGTTCGGGTAATCCAGCGCGAGCAGTCGGAACCGGCTCTTCAGGTCCTCGTTCAAGGCGTAGACGCCGCCGTAGACCGCTGTGTTCATCGTGCCGACGAACCACAGCTTCGCGCCGTCCTTCAGCTTGAAGACCTTCTGGCACTCCGGCACCTCGATTCGCCGCCGGAAGTCAGCCAGCCCGTTGAGCACCTTCTGCATCTGGGGAGCTAGCCCGTTCACCTCTTCCAGCACGAGGATGCACTGCCCGACCTCGTTGGCGACCTCGAAGGCTGACGTCAGAGGTCCGAGGATGAACGGGGAGTCGTTGCCTCGGAGGATGTGATGCCCGATGAGGTGGCTGCGCCGCACGTCCTCGGAGCAGTCGAAGGTGATGATGGGCGACTTCACCTTCGCTGCGTAGGTCTGGAACGAAAGCGTCTTCCCGATGCCTTTCGGTCCAACCAGTACGAGGTTCGAGTTGAACGCCATCCCCTCGTACAACCCGTGCAGCCCGAACACGTCGATGAACTTGAGTCCCTCTCGCGGGGCGTACTCCGCCGCCGCCATCCGTTCCACGTCGCTCATGTGTTTCCCCGGAAGGCGAGCGTCAGGACTTCGACTTCTTCTTGGACGGCTTCTTCGGCTCCTCGGTCAGAGGCTCCGTCTTCGGCTTCGCTGCCTCGGTCAGCATCTGCGACGTCTCCTCGTTGGGGTCTACGGAGAGCGCGTAGGACACCTTCCGCAGCGCATCGACGTCCGCCGCCTTCAGCTTCCCGAGTTCGACGAGGTAGTCGATTTTCGAGGGGTTGATGCGCTTCTCGGTCACCGTGTCACTCACGTCGTCGAGCGAGAGCCCGTTCTTCACGAGCAGGGTGTTGAGCGCACCCTCCTCCGGCATCTTCGCCACCCGCTTCTCGACCGAGGCGACCTTCCCGTTGACCTCGAAACGGTAGTGCCCCTTCTCGGTCGCCGTGCCGACCTGCTTCACGTCGTCCTTGAGCCGGGCGTTCAGCACCTCGCGCCGCTTCGCCAGCTTGTCCTGCTCGAACTGGATGGCAGCGTAGAGGTCCATCCGCTGCTCGATGTTCAGCTTCTCGTGGTCCGCGTGGAGCAGCTCTCCACTCAGGGCAGGCACCACTTCCGTCTCCACCAGCTCTTTCAAGGTCTTCATTTTGTCTCCTCGGGTCCGTGTTCGGCGAATGTGCTTACCAGTAGCACTATGCTACGTCAATCCGGTTGACGTACCTTCCGGTGGTACTCCTCCGTGAGCTTCTTGCGACGAGCCAGCTCCTTCTTCATCGAGAAGAGGGCGTTGTTGAGATGGTGGTGCGCCATCTCCACATCCTCTGCTACCCCGGCTGGTGGAGTTTTCAGGCTCCTCAAGTCTGCGAGGTGAGTTTCGAGCCGCCGGAGGTCAGCCTCCGCCTGCTGGTAGCACTGCCAGAGAGTTTTCCCGCGCACTTCGTTCTCCTGTGGTTCGTGGTGGTTCAGAAACCTTTGGGCCAGAAGCAGTGGTTCTCGTGCTCCAACATCACGGCGCGGAGCAGCTTCTGCATCTCCGAGTAGGGCACGTTCTGCTCTCGTGCTGCCGCGTGCATCGCCAGAATCAGCGTGTCTTGCCCGCATTGCTCCCGGATGAGGTGCCGGGTGAAGGCGAGGAGGAGAGGGAACGCAATCGCCGAATCATCGCCTCTCGGTCGGAGTTGAAGAGCGTCGCGCTGCACCCCGCCCCGATTCCCATCGTCTCCTCCATCGCCGCCCGCAGCTCCGGCGTCCCGTCGATGTACAGCCCGCAGCGCCACTGAATCCCCACCTGCCGCAGGTACGGGCAGCCCTTTTTTGTGTCCCACGTCAGTCCGTCCTCTCGCATCTGGTGCGCGCTGTAGCCGCACGGTCCGCGTCGGCACTCGAAGCCGCAGCCAACGCACTCGCCTCTGTCACCCACCACTGGTCTTCTCCGCCCGCTCGATGAGGAACTCCCAGAATGGCTGCTTCGCGCCTTCGACCCAGCCCAGCTTCTTCGCCGCCTGCTCCAGCTTGGCGAAGGCGACGACGAAGTCCGCCGTCCCCTTGGACGCCTTCCAGTCCTTGATGAGACGAATGACACCGTCGAGCTTCTGAGCGAGGTCGCGGTACTCGTCGCCGGTCTGGAGGCGCTCCTCGGAGTAGAGGCGCTTCGCCACTGCTTCGAGGGTCTGCACCTCGGTTCCCAGCACGATGTACGCAGCCAAGTCCTTGGGCATGGTCACTCCGAGTCGTCGAACTTGCGGATGCTGCGGATCCAGCTTGAGAACTTGTGCGGCGGGTCGTTCGGCAGGTCGTTGTAGCCGCCGCCGACCGCTCCGTAGATGGTGCCCACGAGACGCTCGGCGCGCTCCAAGTGCTCCACGTCCACGAGCCAGCGGTCGATGTGCGATTTGAGAAGACCCCGCTCCGCTAACTGCAAGGCGTGGGTCTTGTAGGCGTCGTTGTAGTCCTTCAGCTCCTTCTCGAAGCGCCCGCGCTCGTGCTCCCACTGCGACTTCGCCTGCCGCTCGATGAGCTTCAGGTGCAGTCCGCACGACACGAAGGCGTCGATGAAGTCGCGGCACTCAACGAGGTGGTACAGCCGCTCCTTCACCTTGTCGAGCACGTCCTCGGACTTGATGTCGATGTTCACAGCGGTCCTTCTCTTTCAGACGAGTCGTCCTCGATGGTGTTGTCCAGCGCGGCGTGCAATCGCTCCAGCATCCGCTTCGCTTCCCGAAACTTGGACTGACGCTGCGGACTCGTTTTCCTACCGGGATCCGCCGCGAGGACTTCCTCTAGCGCCCAAATGAGCGTCTTCAACGATTGAAGGTTCCCGACCTTGAAAAGCACTTTCACGTCGGCTCCTTCCACACGCACATCTCCGGCGTCTTGTCGGGGCGGACCCTGACGAACTGGGCGTGGCGAAGCGCGCCCGAGGCGAACCGCTCCCAGCCCATGAACTCGCAGACCACCTTCCCGACGTACTTCTCCTGCAACAGGTTGTCGGGGCAGTTCTTCTGGAAGACCTGAGTCAGCTTCCCGTTCTTGAAGAGCCCCCAGAGCCCCGCCGGAGCCCCGCCGGGCGTCTTGCCGATGCCGCAGAGGACGTAGTCCTCGGTCAGCCGCTTCTTGCAGCGGTGCCAGAGGTCGGTCTTCCCGTCCACGCGCGGCGTGAAGTACTTCGAGTCGGCGCGCTTCAGCACGCAGCCCTCGAAGCCCTGCTCCAGCCACTCGTCGTACCGCTGGCGGAACTTGTCGGTGAAGTACGGCACGAGCGGGAAGCGCGAGGCGCAGAGCGCGTCGAACTCCCCGTGGATGTTCTCCAGCAGCGTGCGCCGGTCCTTCCACACCAGCGAGCGGTGGTCCTGCGCCCCTTGCGGGAAGTCGAACAGGTTCAAGCGGCGGAAGCCGTGCTTGAGGTAGAGCTTCGTGGACGCCTCGGTCGCCGCCTCCAGTTCTCCGACGAGGACCGTCCCCTCGACGAGCGGGAGCGGCATCATCAGCAGGTCGCCCGTGTTCGCTCCACCGACGAGCCCGGTCTTCGCGTCGCGGCTCTTGAGCGAGTGCGGCAGACCCTTCGCCGGATTGCCGACCGTGAGCATCGCCCACATGCCGTCGTGCTTCGGCTCGATGATCCACCCGCCCTGCTTCTCGAACTTCTCCAGCGTCTCGGGCTTCACTTCGAGGTCCGGTCCCAAGTACCACGGCACGCGATGCAGTCCGGTGTCCTTCTTCAACGCCTTGGCGATGTCCGGTGCCTTCGGGCACGCCGGGAGAGGCGCGACCTCTTGCTTCAGGAGCAGGTCAGGCACGTCGAGCTTCGACTGCGAGACCGTCTTCAGGTCGTCGAGCGACGCTCCGTTGAGGAAGTCCTTGAGAAGCATCGTTAGATCCCCGACCCCATGAACGCCTCAGCTTCCGCCTTCTCCTGCTCGCGGCGCTCGCGCATCCGCTTCTCGTAGGGGGTCTCCTTCTTCACCGCCTTGCCGAAGGGCAGGACGTAGATGACCGTGTCGGGGTTGCCGTCCCAGACGTACTCCATGCCGATGGACTTGCAGACCTCCGCGATGCGGTCCCCGATTTCTTTCGTGGTGAGCCCCACCGTCTTGAGCGGAGGAACCGGAGGCCCGTTGAAGTTCCAGCCGTCGCCCGTCACCTCGACGGGTCCGTAGCGCAGCGGAACCTCCACGCTCTCGCCTCGGTACTCCGCGCGCTCCAGTTCCTGCGCGGTGTACTGGTCCTGCGCGTGGTTGAAGATGAAGCCGAGACTCTTGAGCTTCTTGTCCTCGGGGTTCTTCAGGAGACGCTCACGGTACTCCGTGGCGATTTGCGCGCCCGCGCACGAGGAGCAGCAAGTGAACCGCTGCCGGGCATCGAAGCCCGCCGCGCGCAGTGCCTTGAACAACGGGGTCAGTTCCTTCATGGCGTGTTCTCCTGTCCAAGTTCGACTTCGACACCCTGCTCCGTCTCGCGGAACAGGAACCTCGCACCGATGGGGCGGTTGAACCGAAACCGCTCCATGTCTTCCGTGTTGCTCGCGCTCTCCAGCGCCACCACCACGTAGGAAGAGCGCTCCTTCCTTGTCCACACGGTCTCGCTCCGGAAGTAGTCCGCGACGAAGGTCGCAGCGCAGCGCCGCGCGTTACGGCTCGGCGCTCCTTCCCACTTCCCGACTCGCACCATGCGCTTCATACGAATGCACTTAGTAATGGCATGGTGGATTGTCAAACCGCCCCTGTGACGCTATCTGTCAGGGGTCGCAGGTACAGTCGTTCGTCGCAGTGACAAACCCTTTCCCCATCGCTAGGTGCCCGACATGAAGCTCGAACTGACCATCAAGACCGATTACCTCCCGAACTGGGGCGTGTGGCAGGGGCTGCGCGAGCTGGTGCAGAACGCGCGGGACGCGGAGCTGGAGCTGGGCGCTCCCATGACGGTGGACTGGTACAACGACACCCTCCGCATCGAGAACGACGGCGCGATCCTGCCGCACGAGGCGCTCCTGCTCGGCCACACCACGAAAGTGGGCCGCGAGGAGTTGATTGGTCGCTTCGGCGAGGGTCTGAAGCTGGGCATCCTCGCGCTCGTGCGTGCTGGGATGCCGGTCAAGATTCGGAGCGGCTCCGAGGTCTGGGTGCCGACCATCCAGCGCAGCGAGAAGTTCAACGCCGACGTGCTGGTGTTCGACGTGCAGGGCGGGCGCAAGCCGGAGAACCGGGTCCGCATCGAGGTCGGCGGCGTCTCCAAGGATGTGTGGGAGGGCGCGAAGTGGAAGTTCCGGTTCCTCAGCAAGGACTCGGAGAACACCGCCGTCTCCACGCCCAGCGGGACGCTGCTTCTCGGTGAGAAGATGAAGGGTCACATCTTCATGAAGGGCATCTACGTCTCGACCGACGCGAAGCTGGAGTACGGCTACGACCTCGCGCGCGGGGAACTCGACCGCGACCGCAAGATGGTGGACCAGTACGACTTCATGTTCCGGGCGCGGGACATCCTCGCGGAGGCGAATGCCAAGCGCCCTGACCTGCTCTCCGGCTTCGTCGCTGCGCTGGAGAAGGGCTCGCCGGACGTGCGCGGCTTCGACACGTACTCGTACGTCCCGGCGGAGGTGAAGCAGGCTGTGGCGGCGGACTTCACGACCAAGCACGGCAAGGACGCGGTGCCGGTGCGCACGCTGGGCGAGTCGAAGGACCTCGACCACCTCGGCAAGAAGGGCGTCGTCGTCGGCGAGGCGCTCGCCAACGTGCTGGCGTCCGCGCTGCCTTCGGCGGCGGAGGTGAAGGAGGCGCTCAAGGAGGAGACCCTCGCGCGCTACGGCTGGTCCGACCTGACCGAGGTGGAGCGTCAGAACCTGACCGAAGCCATCGACCTCATCAACGCCTCTGGCGTCGCCAAGGCGTCTCTCGACCACATCGACGTCGTGGACTTCCGGTCCCCGGACTTGCTCGGGCTCTTCAAGGGCGGGCGCACCCTGCTCTCGCGGAAGCGCCTCTCTGACCGCAACGTCAGCCTCATGACGTTGGTCCACGAGGTGGCGCACCACGCAGGCGAGGACGGTGCCAAGGACCACGTCGCTGCTGTCGAGGCGATCTGGAGCGGGATTGTGGCGTCCCTGCGGAAGTAGTCAGCGCCCCCGGTAGGGCACCCGCGCGTTCAACCACTGCCTGCGGCGCTCGCATGGGCCGCAGGGCTTGATGCCTACCGCCTTCGTCACCTTGGCGATGGTGTCACCGAGACCCTTCGAGGGCTCGGGCTTCCGAAGCTCCTGCTTTGCCTCGGCGATCTGGAGCATCTGCTCCCGAGTTTTCTCGTCCATGCGCCCGAGAGTACCAGCCCGGACCATGTGGTCCTAGCGGGCGCGACCGTTCCGCAGCTCCAGCAGTGCCTCGCGGACGATGACGGCGTCGATGCGCAGCACCTCGGCGATGTCCGTGGCGGAGACAGGCTCGTCCTGATTCAGCCGCTTCAGGTACTCGAACACCCGCGCCTTCATCTGCGAGTTGGGGTTGGTAGGCGCGGCACGAGGCGGAGGCATCCCCGGCAGCGCCACACCGGGCGGAAGCTCCGGTCCATCCACGGGTCCTCCGAACCCGCCCGGAACGGGCTGTACGGGCTGCACAGGAGCCGCCACCGCCGCCGAGACCGTTCCCACCAGCCCGGCGATGAGCTTGGCGTGTTCCGCCAGCAGAGGCATCAGCTCCGCCTCCAGCGCCAGCACCCTGCCCTGCGCTTCGTCTCGCACCGCCCGCGCCTTGGAAAGCTCGGTGCTGATGCGCGCGATGTTCGTCCCCAGTTCGACCAGCTTGCTTGCGTCCATTGGTTCCCTCGTCCGTGGAGGACGGTTCTATACCTCAACTACGCAGTAGGCGTCATGTAGACGACGATGCGGGGGTTGAGCCCGTAGTGCCAGACCACTTCCTCGACGCGGTAGCGCCCGTTCGGGAGCGGGGTCGGTCCGCGCATGTTCATCTCCCACTCGACGATGCCGCCCTTGGTCGGGACCGGGTAGTGGGCGGAGTCGAGGGTCGCTTCGACGTCGGGAGTGCAGAAGTAGATGATCATCGGGTCTTCCGGGCCTTCTTCTTCTTCGTGGCCGGGCCGCTCCCCCAACCCGTGAGGTGACAGAACTCCGTGTAGACGGCGGTGTCCTGTCGCGGCGAGCCCGCGCCCAAGAACGAGCCGAGGACCTTGTGGACCACGTTCGCCAGCAGCACCGCCTTCACCTTGGGCGGAAGCAGGTGCCAGTTGTCGGGCCACCCCACGGACGTCCGCGTCGTGACCTTCTCCAGTTCGGCCTCCCCCTCAGCCTTCGGTACGCCGACCACCGTCGGGTACGCCGTGGAGATGCTCAACGTCTTCCGGTTGAACTTCATGCCTCACCATTGCTTTCCGGCGTGAACTCCACGCTCTTGTAGTCGCAGTAGCACCGCCCCGAGTGCCCGGCGGGCAGACAGCAGGTGTACGCCATGATGGGGACGGCTCCGCCGCACTTCACCCGGACCTCCCAGAAGGGCGTGTCGCCGATGCGGGCAGACGCTCCCGGCGGCAGCTTCGACTTCACCAGCGCTCGCACAGCGTTCGTCAGTTCAACCTCCAACGGGGTCCGGTAGTGCCCCAAGGGACACTTCTCGTCGGAGCAGGGGAACTTGTCGCAGCGGTGCGCGGGCTCTCGGCGCTCGAACGGCTGCCTCGTCTTCCGGCGCGCGACACGCTCCTTGTAGCTCACGAGTCCCCGTCCTTCTTCGGCGGCGCAGGCAGGAGGTCGATGGGCGGGGCGACCTTCGCACCCATCAGCCGCTCCAGACCGACCTGCTGGAGCGTCTTCTGCGCGAACGCCTCGATCTCCGTCTTCCCCTCGGCCACGATGTGCTCGATGCGCTCGTGCATCTGCTTGGCGATGAAGGGCATGGACTCCGTCAGCTTCCGTCGCGCGGAGTGGATGCGGTCCCGCAGGTCCTCGCGCTTCGCCTTCGTCGGAGCCTTGTCCGCGAGCAGAGCCGTCGCCAGCTCCTCCGCCTCCGCGAGCAGAGCCGCCGCCTTCTCCTGCGCCTGCTTGATGTCCTCGTGGAACTTCTCCACCTCGACCTGCTGAGGGCACTCAGGCATCTGCTGCCCGCCGACGTAGGCGAGGGTGCAGGGCACGCCCTCTCCGTTTCCGACAGAGGAGAGCAGCCGCGCCCACTGCGCCTCGGACAACCCGATTTCGAGGAGCCGCACCTCACCCGCCGTGCTGGCGCGGTCGTTCGAGAGCCCCCGGTGCTTCACCGCACGCTGAACGGTGAGGCGCATCGAGTGCTGGTGCGTGAAGGGACTCATGAAGAGTGACTGGGAGCCCTGAATCCGACCGACCGTGACGACCCCGTAGCTGGGGTGCCGCTCCGGCTCCCAGTCGTCGTCGTGGGCCGACCGCTTCAGGTTCTCCTCGTAGCGGCGGTCGAACTCCGTCGCCACCTTCGTCCAGTCGGGCGGCATGTCCACGACCGTCCGCACCTTGCAGAAGTCGAGGTGCTTCCAGCCCTTGGTCTGGTACGGCTGCGCGTGTCCGCTGAGTCCGAGTCCACCGTCGGCCTCGATGAAGGCGTAGTTGATGGTCTGGCTGTAGGTCGTGCCGTCGCCCCCGACGTTGGTGATGAGCGCGGGACGAAGCTCCTCGCCCGCCTCACCCTTCACCGGAATGGCAACGACCTGTCCTTCCTCGAACGTCGTGTCCTCGCTCTTGCGCGGCATCCTGCCTCCTTGGAGGACAGGTAGTAGCAAGCAGCAGGATTGTCAATCGTCCTTCGACAAGGCGTAGTGCCGCTTCTTGTCGTAGCCGGGCAGCTTGCGCGCGAGTGCCACGAGCTTCTCCCGCGCCTGACGGTACGTAGCTCGCGCTTCGGACTCCGCGTGCTCCAGCGCCCGCAGCGCCCGCTGCATGTCGGCGTCGATGCTGCGCGTCAGCGCCTCGACCTCCTTGAACTCCGGGAGGTCGCGCACGTCGGAGTCGCGCGCAGTCCGGGGCGGCAGGACGACGGGGTTCGGACCGAAGCGGTCCACGCCAGTTTCCCACCAGCGCTCCTTCGCGTAGTCGTCCCAGTCGTCCACGAACGTCTCGATGCTGCCGAGCAGCTCGGAGCGCGCCTCCGCGACGAAGTCGTCTTCGGTCTCGTCGTCCATGTTCGCCTCGACCAGCTTCAGCATCTGCTCGCGGATGTTCATGTGTTCCTCGACTCCGAGACTACGCGGCGCTGACAGCTACGCGCTAGCGGACTGCGTGGGCATCAGGTACTTCGTCTTGAAGTCCTTCCAGAACGGACCCGTGACGGGGTCGCTGAAGTGCGACTCCGCCAGCTTCACGGCGTTGCGGTCGAACGCCCAGCCGAACGCGACGTGTGGCTCGACCTGCTCGTGCGCCTTCCTCGCCTTCCAGCACGCGACGTATTCTGCGACACGCGGCAACGTGTCGTCGTTCTCCGCGCGCGTTGCGAGGTCGCGCATCCACGCGCGCAGGCGCGCGCACTCCGGGCACCCGAAAGTCACGGGTCCGTTGTCACTCGGCTCGGTCCTGACTGATCCGCTCGCCTCCGTCGTCTCCTCCGGCGTCAGCGTCCTGTCAGGCTTCTCGAAGTCCCACACCGGCTTTGGGTAGTCCATCAGTCGTAGTCTCGCTCGTACTCGCGCTCGCGCGCCATGTCGGCGCGGTCCTCCATCGCAGCTTCATACCGCGCCTCGTCTTCGTCACGCGCGGCGTCGCAGATTCTCTCCTCCAGCGACTCGAAGGTCTTCTCGTCGATTTCGTCCTCCGCGATGACGCGCCCGCCCTTCTTGTCCTCGGTGATGCTGAGAACCTCCACCTCCTCGGGGTCGCCCGGATAGCCGGGGTCACCGTTCGACAGGTAGAACACGTCCGGCGTCGCCGGGGAGTACGAGTACTCGACCACCACGTCCACCTCCGCCCCGTTCTTCAGTTCGATGGTGGTGCTGAAGCTCGACTTGAGCGGCTTGCGCATGTGCATCCTCCTGCGTGGAGGTATCAACCAAGAAAGGGATTGTCAAAGTCAGCCCTCATCGCCCGGCAGCTTCTTGATGTCGCGGACGAGCGCCTGCATCAGGCGTCGCGTGTTGGGGAACTTCTTGAGGTGGTTCGGCTGACGTCGGAAGTAGCTCCGCACGAAGATGGTCGAGTCCACCGTCTTCGGGCGCGCGTAGGAACCGTTCGCCTCCCAGAGCTTCGAGACTCGCTCCGCGCGCGCCTTGGCGCAGTCCGCGCAGTCACAGCACTTCGCGTGACCGTTGAACCCGAGGCTGTAGGGCTTGTTGTCGGACTTCATGACTGCACCAGCATCGGCATGAGGAGCATCCGCATCTGCGAGTCGGGCTGGATGACCTCGGTGTCCCGACCCTCGCGCTCGATGCGCTCGTCGAGGAACTTCACGGCGCGGCACTGCTTCCCGCCAATCGCCGCGCACAGGTCTCGGTACTCGCCCAGCGTCGCCGGGCACTCGTTGCCTTCTTCGTCCTTCCGCATGTCGCCTCCTCAGTCCATGTCGTCGTAGAACTCGCCTGCGTTGATGGCGTCCGGCACGAGCGCGAGGGTTCCGCCCTCCACCACGTCCACGTAGCTCCAGTTCCGCCGAGGGGAGAGGGTACGCACGAAGAGGTGACCATCCTTCTCCAGCGCCCACACCGGCACGTTGAAGTGGTCCCAGACCGGAGCAGTGCCCTTCACCCAGAGGCGGATGTTCATCGTGTTGCTGGTGCCTCCGGGGTGCGAGGGGTCCAGCCCGCTCCGGTTGAAGCCCTTGGGGAGCCCGAGCGCGATGTGACCGACACCCAAGATGCTGGTGCCGAGGACGTGGGACTGGCACGTCGCGCCGTACTGCTCGTGCGGCTTGAACTTGCCGCACTTCGTGTCGCTGCCGCACACGCAGCCGGGGCACTGGAACTGCTCGATCATCGTCTTGGCGTGGTTGTCTCTCACGGTCGTCCTCAGCGTTCGGAGGTGGCCTGCTGCACGTCTTCCCTGAACTCCCGAGCCCGGCGCTCCGCTTGTTCCCGCGTCGCACCGTAGAACCGGGCGTAGAGCAGCCCTCGGCTGTCGAGCACCGTCACGGTCCAGCCGGAGCGGCTGTCAGGGTGATGCTTCTGTTCCGCAGGAAGGATGCGCATGGGTTCAGGGCGCGAAGAGGCGACGCATCCCCTCCAGCGTCCCGCCGTAGCGGTAGAGGCTCACCAGCATGTCGCGGTTGGGCGCGAGCCGCTCGTCCCAGCCGATGCGAATGGACGCGATGTGCTCGGGGTCAGTCAGGCGCTCGCTCTCGATGCGCTCGATGCACCGGTTGAAGCGAACGACCTCCTTCGTGTTGATGCCCTGCCTGATGATCCGGCAGGACGCGGCGTAGCTCGCCAGCGACTCCGCCTCGCTCACCACCTCAGCTCCGGTCATCTCCTCGACGGTCTTCCAGCCCATGCGTGCCACCTCCGCATGGCAGATAGTAACAAGACAGGGGATTGTCAACGGACCATGTGGTCCTACTCGGTCAGCTCCGCTTCCAGCCCGTACCCGAGCTTCTCTTCAGCGATGCGCCGCGCGCGCTCCACGAGCCTCGCTTGAAGCGCTTCGTCTTTCACCAGCCCCGTCACGTTCAGGTGGACGAAGTACACCGCGAGCAGGCTCGCCGCCTCCAGCTCGTCGTACTCCCGCACCTCCAGCAGGTCGCCTCGCGCGCGCTGGGAAATCTCCAGCCCCTTTGCCACGTTCACGCTGGTGTAGTTCGAGTGGTAGAGCGCAGCGGACTTCTTGAGCTGCTTCTGCTCGATGTACTTCACGACTTCTCCGTGCCGTTCAGAAGCTCCAGCCGCCTGCGATTGATGAAGTCCGTCAGCGCCGAACGAAGCAGCGCCGATAGGCGCGTGTCCTTGTGTTGACGGAACCATTCGACTCGCCGGAACTCAGGTGAGGCTTCCCACGCGATTTCATGCTCGCGGCAAAGCACGGCAGTGCCGGAGGGGGTGGGACAGAGGATGCACATGGTTCACTTCGAGGGTTGGTTGACCGCGTACGAGAGCGTCACCGTCAGGACGCACCCGACCAGAAAGCCGCCCAGCATCCCAACCGCCGGACCGTGCTGCTGCCACCAGCCGGGCTCGGCCTTCTTCAGCGCCTCGTCCGCCGCCTTCAGGCGAGCCTCGTACAGCTCCCGGTGTGCCTGCCAGAGCATCCGGTCGGACTCGTAGTTCCGCCGAAGCTCCGGGTAGCGGATGCGGAACGTCGCGTCACGGGCAGCTCTCGCCTCGGACACGAGGATGCCGCTCCGAGAAAGCTCCTCGCCCTTCTCCGCCGGGATGACCCACTCCCCCGGCGGCGTCCCCGGAGGCAGGGGCTCCGTCGCGGGGTCGGGAGGCAGGGCGCGGTCCTCCACCCGCTTCTCGATTGCCACCGTCGGAACGTAGGCGGAAGGCGTCGCACAGCCGATGAGGAACACGAGACTCAGGGAGATGAACGCGCGCATCGGTCCCCTCACTTCTTCGGAGCGTACTGCTGAACCATGTCTTCGTACTTCGCGGGGAGCGACACGGCGTCGGCGCGGGACTTCACCCGCTTCAGATTCATCCGAAGCGCGTCGTGAAGACCGTCGCCGTCGCCCTCCACGCCCGCGTCAGGCGTACCAGCGTCGGCGGCTCCGACAGCAGATTCGGGGAGCAGCGGCGGGCGCACAGGAACCGCCGTCGGAAGGGGCGGACGCCCTCCGACTCGCTCCTCCGCCACGATGAGCTTCAGCGCTTCGCGGAGCACCCGAACCTCTCCCTCCAGCGCAAAGAGCAGGTGCTTGGTCTCCTCCAGCTCTCTTTGCTGCCCCTCGAAGTCCTTCTGCTGCGCCTCGAAGGCGGTACGCAGCGCCGTGTACGCCGCCGCGCCCTGAGCCTCGGACTCCACCTGTGACTTCTTGTAGGAGGCGAAGCCAGAGATGGCGGCTGGAAGCGCCACGAGGGCAATCTTCCCAGCCCAGCTCCACGCCTTGCGCTCACGTTCTGACATCGTCATGGGTAGTCCTTGGGCTCGTGTTTGAACTCCATCAACAACTCCGCAGCGGGCGGGGGCGAGGGCTCCGTGAGCGGCGGGAGCTTCGACACCAGCTCGGGCTTCAGTTCCAGCACCAGCGCGCGGACTGCCAGCTCCATCTGCCGCGTCTGCTGGACCATCTTCTCCACCTCGACCGCCAGTAGCCCCAAGGCCGTGGGGACTGCGAGCATCGCGTTCGCAGCAG